ATATTCTTCTCTATCTCTTTTCCACCAATCTGTATTATTTACATAATGATTAGTAATATATACTATTTTTTGTAATGCTTCTTTATCATTCATATTATTTTAAATCTTCATGAGTTTTTGGAGAGAACAGTTCACTTCTCATATACTTTACTATCTTTACAGTCATTTCATTGAACAAATCAAAGTAAGCATCGTTAGTTTCTGGAAAGTTTTCGTGTTCTTGTAGTTCATATTCTAACTCATTAGCTAGTTTCTCATATAGTGAGTCAACTACTCTCCAAGTAATTTCGTCTTTTTCTTCGTTAGTTATTTTCATATTTATTTATTTCATTTATTAGTAAGTCTTCAGTTTCATTAAGATATTCAAGATAATACTCACCTAAATCTGTAATTACATTATCTTTATCTATATCACTTCGCATCCACTCTTTCATATCTTGAATATTATTTAAAGCTTCACTTATTAGATATTTATCTCGTTCTACTGAGTTAACTATTGTACCATCTTTTTCTGCTGGTGAGATTAGTAAAGAACTAACCACACCGATTGTTAGTATTATTTTATTCATATTTAGTTTTCTATTAATCCAATTATTAATGATATAGTTGTTAAGGTTATAATTAGTGTTATCATATTTATTTAGTTTTATAGTTTAAAATTCCTAGTTTTTCACATAGTTTGTCAGTTTCACTTTGATAACCTTCCTGTTTCCAAAATGGATTTAACCAGTCAGGGTTATTTACCATTTCATCATGACACCATTGTTTCTCGTTGTCACCGAGTTGATAGTAGTGCATATCAAATTCTGACATTGCTACTTTATCTATTGTAGTATTTAAATTACTCATAATATTTGATTTAGTATTTCATAAACATTATCTTGTTGTGGTTTACTTAATGTCATAAAGACACCGTTAGCTTCACCAGGATAATCGAGTACGTGATTTATACATTGTTGAGTCATTTCTGATTCATGAACACACTTGTTCATTTCATCGAAGGCTTTTGACCAAGACCAGTTTGAAGGATTATTTATATTATACATAGTTATTTATTTTATTAGTTATTAATTAGTTTGGTGGAGTCAAGTGTTCGTTTTATTTATAGACGCTAAAGTATGACTATCAACTACGTCTGTTGTTTATTATATTATCTTTATAGCTTTGTATTTAATTTGTAAAGCTACATGGATAACTCTCATGACCTACCATTTTTAATTTAGTAACTTGTTGTGAAGTAGTACAAGAACTAGCGCATAATACTGTTAGTATTACTATTGAAATTACTATTGTTAAAGTACCGATATGAGTTATGTTTAGTTTATTCATTTTATTGTTTTAAAAGGTGTATATTTATTTATTAGTTATTATTAGTTGTTAGGTCTTACACTTGTTATCTCATTAACTTACATAGTTAATATTATAAAAGTATGACATTAGCCTATTAGATAAGTAGAGTAACTACCTATTGTCACAGTTTATTAAGACTGAGTACTTAATTCTCTACAGAATTTTGGAACAGTATTACTATTTGTATAAGATTTGTACTGTTGAAAGCAAGACATTGATTCAAACTTTTCTTGAAATGTTGAGTAAATCTCGTCATGGTCATAAGTGAAAGTAATATCTTTCTTGTTAGTAAATGTTACTACTGTATTAGTACCGAGTAAAGATTTTCTTATTACAAATCTTTTTGTTGTTATTTTATTATTCATAGTTTATATATTTATTTGTTATTAATTTAGTTTAGTTATGTTATTATTATCTTTTATAGTTTGTATTTAGTTTGTGTTATATTATTATATATTGTAGTTCTAATTCGTCAGTATGAATAGAATAGTTAATATTGTTTTGTTTTAATAGTTGAATAGTTTCTGGTAAGTGAGATGTATATTCAAATAGAATAAATTTATTATTGTTGAATTGAGAAGGATTAATATTATTTTCTGAAAAGAATTCTGATGAATCGATTATGTAATGGATTTCAGAGTTGTCATTTAGAATTGAATTAAGTTTATTATATTTTAAGTTAGTAATCATATTGTTATTGTTTTAATTATTATACTATTATTATCTAAGTGACATCGTATTAAATTTGTATTATAGTTAGTTATTTAAATCGTTGAGGGCCTAATGGTATTGGAGGGCCCAGGGGTAAACGTCAAACGTATACGATAAGGGGAATAAAACGAAGGGGGCCCATGAAATGAAAACGTAAAAGGTTATAGGCCTTGGTGTTAGGGGGGAGGGGGCAATACAAATACTATATATATCTAAGGCCCGGGGTAAATATGTGACACTAGCCACCTAATATATAGAATAACAGGCAACTGTCACACTATTAATATAGCTAGTTTATGTAAATTATTTAAAAAACATGTAAATAGCTATTAATATACGTATAAAAAGAATATTCATTTAAAAAAACATAATTATGCCAAGTTATAATCCAGATAAAGGAGCAGTAAAAGGTCTAGCTGACCGAGGAAGAGCTAAGATATTAGGCCATATGGGCGGAAGAGGAGTAGGAAAGAAGATTAATTTTGATTCTTCTACAAATAAAGGAATTAAAGGGTTAGGTAATCCTGATGCAGAGGGTAAATACATTTAGATATGAAAAAAATGGACAAGTATGAGGATAAGAAAGCCTCAATGGACGATTACTCGCACGAAAGAAAACTAAGAATAGACGGTAGATATGAAGCTGCACATGGAAAAATGGCTGCAGCTAAAAACGATTTTGATCATGCACATGCTTTAAAGAAAGATGCGCACTATGATGCAAAGAATAGAAGAGATAAGAATTATAGACACCCTATATTAAAACATAATCACTCTAAATAATAAATAAAATGGGTTTTTTAAAAAATTTATTAAGTAATGGACCTAGCGGTGGTGGACCAGGCGGTGGAACTAGCGGTGGTGGACCAAGTGGTGGCTTACCAGTAGGTAACAAACCTACTAAAGGTAACAATTCTGGAATAACACTGGGTATCCCAACAAAAACAGATCCTTTAGCAGGTCAAAAAGCAGCAAAGCCTGGTTATGGATTTCACCCAAATAAAGTTAATGTAGCTCAAAACATTATATATTCAAAAGGCACTAAACCAGGTAGTCAAGTTACTACAAATGTACCTTCTAAACAAAAAACAACAAACATAGGTACTAAAAAGTATTCCGGTAAAAAGAGTTATGTAGACGTTTTAGGTGAATCAGGAAATTTTTCAAACCAGTCATTTGATCAGATGATGGTAGGTGCTGAAGGTAAACCTCACTTCGAAGATACTCCAGAAAATAGAGAAAAGTGGAAACAATATTACAAGCCTGTAACCGAAACAAAAGGTACTCCAGGAGGAAATGCAATTGTATCTGCACCAATAGACTTACCTGATGATCCAGCAGAAAAAACTACTAATGGTGAAACTACTGTAGAAACAGAAACAATTCCAGATGACAAAACAACTAAAGACAATAAGCTTGGTAACTTACCTATTGGCTCTGCAAATGTAACAAAAGGTGGCACTGGTAGAAAATCCAGTAACCCTATAAACCCTGTGTCTTTAGCAACTAGTGCTTCTCAAAGTAAAGACTTCAATCTGAAGCTTAACAATCAAGCTGTTAATAAAGCTTAAAAAAAATTTAAATGGCAATAATATACACATATCCAAAACTGACTAATCCTCAAGGCAATGAATTAATAGTTGTATCGGATGTAAATAATAAAAATTCAACTAGATTAATCACAATACAGTCTATAGCTGATTTAGTTCCCGGAGGCGGAGGTGGTGGATGCGTGGATGCCATAACTGGTATACAAACACCAGTAGGAACATACAACGCTAACTTATGCACAACGACCTCTTTTACCTCTTCAGGTGGCAGTGTTTCAATAAGCAACACTACTGATGGAGTTAATTTTGAAACTAACTGCATAAATAACTATGTTTTAAAACCTGTGATTTGTCAAGGACAACAATGCAACGCGTCTACAGCATCTGAAACTTGGTTGTTTAGCTGTGATTCTTCATTAAGCCAATATGCTGGAATAAATACTCCTGTTATTTTAGAAAATAACGGATCAATAGTGCCACATTCGCAAAATAATCACCCAAACAGCCCTACTAACTGCTTTTATGTAGAATTATGGAGTCCAACTGTTTCATTAACTAGCACTTGTCAGTCGTGTTGTGACGGAACTACACCAGAATTAAAATGTTTATATACTAAATGCTCTGGTTCAGATCCAGATATGCCATCTGATCTAACTTTTGATAAAGTTAACGATAATTGTACTACAGGCGTTATATATGTAACTGAAACTGCTACTAACAACTCTTGTTGTTACACTTTTACAAGCGAAGTTGATGCGCCAGTAGACACTGGTTACACCTTTGTACCAGCAAGTGATTGTACACAAGCTCCTTGTGTAGATACACCGCTAATAAAGACTTGGGACATATGTCCAGATGCTTGTGATACCGGCACACTTCCATCAGTAGTATATGGTAATGACATAGAGGGAACTGGATTAGTAGTTCTTTCAAATGGTACTAGTGAAGCTTGTTATACATTGAGAATACCTGGTACTGATGCCGATCCAACTACTGGAATAACTCAAGTATCACGCCACGACACTTTAGATTGTGACGCAGGCGTTACACAAAATAAATGTAAGAAACCTTTATTCCATTTTGTAAAATGTGTTGATGCTAATTGTAGTGGCGATAGTGCTGGCGTTTTAAATATTTATTCAGAACTAAACTTTGAAGCCTCTACTGATGACGTTGTATTATTTGAATTTGATGATAGATCATCTTGTTGTTATGTATTACAATCAGAACAAATATGTGAAAAAGTTACTGAAGGTATAAATTTTGCCACTGCTACAAAGGTTGAAGGTTTAGATCCATGTGCAAGTGAAGCTTGTGGTGAGGATCCACCTCCAGCTGAAAAATGGATATATAATAGCTGTTCAGGAGGATGTGATCCAATAGTTTCAACGAATGCATTACACACGCCAGGAATTGATTTATCTATGTGGTGGAACTGCTGTTATTATCAAATACCAGCAAATCCTGAAGCAACAGTTTTGGCAGATTCTGGAATATCTACTGAGGATATTATTAAAAGTGGTTTAAATTGTGAATCATTATTAGGTTTCAATCAAATAGAGTGGACAAAATGTGGTGACCCATCTACTAAAATATATACTGGTTGTTGTAATACTCAAGATACTTTACGTTTAGGTTTTGTTGCAAAAGGTTTTAGCGGACCAGCTGGTTGTTATGAAATAACAGGCTTAGATAAAGAACAAGACACTTCACCATGTGATAACATCATTGCAACAAATTGTGAAGATGAAGACTGTAACACTACTCCAGAACAGTTTAAATGGCAGCAAAGACTTTGCGGTGATACTCCATGGACAGATGTAAGTACAGATTACTCTAATGACGCACCTGACTTAAACACAATCTACACATTTGAAGGTTCAGAAAATTGTTTTGAAATTCAAAAAGTAGTTGGAATTCCTAGTGGACCTGCTGGTCAATCTATCTTGTCCGGCCCATATAGTGGCACTAGAGATGAATCAGCTTGTCAGTGTTGTAATAATAAAGACAACCTTCAATATACTCAATGCTCAAGTTCTACTTTACCAGGCTGCGGAAATTTAGATCAAACTATCGTATTGAGTATTCCTCCTTCTCCTAGTGGCCCACCAAATACTTTACTTGTTCAACAAAATGAAACAGGCGACACTTGTTGTTATGAATTAGATGGCAGTACTTGTGCAGATATAACAGCTGGTTATTCGATATCGAATGTACCTCAGGATTGTAATGACGAGCTATGTTTAGATGAACCACCAGTTAATAACTATGTTCTTAAAAAATGTACTGACTCTACTTTACCTGGATGCGCGGAAATGCTTGGTGAATTAGTTACCTCTTCTTTTTCCACAGCTGGTACTGTAGTTTTAGTAACCAATACTATTACTGGTCGTACTTGTTGCTATGAATATCAAAGCGGTACTACTACAGCTAATCCAACAGCAAATCATACGATTGGAGCAGCTCTCGCCAGTGGATGTGGGGATGAACAATGTTTAGATGATCCACCGGTTACTAACAGTGTTGTTAGGAAGTGTGGCACCTCTACTTTACCAGGGTGTGAAGATATGCAAGAAGAGATAGTTCTTTCTGGAGTTTCTGCTAATTCTACAGTACTAGTAAAAAATCAAGATGGATTATATTGCTGTTACTTTTGGACAAATTCTACTAATAATGCTCCTACGGTAGGTTATGCAGTTGAGCAAGTTCTCACAGATTGTGATGATGAAAACTGTCAGGGTTCGGGTTCTGGAACTAAATATGTATATGAAAAATGTCCGGCAGATCCATCAGAACCATCTAGATCTTGTGACTCAATGCCACCATCAGTTATAATAGAAATTCCTAGTGGAGGGGCAGTACTACAAAACGTGGTGATTGAAAGCAACCTTGGAGATCAATGCTGTTATTCTACAAATCAAGAGCCAACAGTTGACCCTGTAAGTAATGGCTATTTCATAGTCTCACCTTTAACTGATTGCTCTAGTGAGTCATTATTGGGCGCTGGGTGTATTGGAGGTTAATAAATAATATTTAAATATTCTACAAACCGTAGAAAACCAAACTATCATGTGATAGTATAATAATAACCATATAAAAAATAAACCATGACATTTTTATATACCAGCGGCTTTGCAGCTGCTACACGACCAGATCAGAGAGTGATTGACATTTGGAAGTACATAACCGAAAAGAAAAATTGGAGAATTGTGCAATTACCAAATGGGTTTTTTCAAACCGAATACTTGAATCCAGAAACTGAACAATGGACTGACGTAACTAGAAGAGAAACGATGGATGGAGCTGAAGCTGCTATTAACGGATCTATAGAGCATTACGCTAAGAAGTTAGAGTTTTTAAAAGGACCAAAAGTAGTTAAAACTTTCGAGTAAAAATAAATATAATTTAATTTAATAAAATGAGTGAAACAATAGTTAAGCATTTAAACTTCGGTGATGATGCTAGAAATAAGATATTCTCAGGAATTGAAAAACTCACTAAAGCTGTTAGCTCCACATTAGGAGCTAGCGGCAAGTGTGTTATAATGGAGGATAACGCAGGTAAACCAATAATAACCAAAGATGGTGTAACAGTTGCAGATACTATTACATTGTTAGATCCTGTTGAAAACATGGGTGCTAGACTTTTAAAAGAAGCAGCTCAAAGAACAGTTAAAGACGCAGGTGACGGAACAACAACAGCCACTATACTAGCTAAAGCTATATTAGATGAAGCTTACAAACACGACAAGGCAGATACATTAAGAAATATTAAAGAAGGTATAAATCAAGGTGTAGAAAATGTTGTCAACTACTTGCAGAAAAAAAGTAAAAAAGTTAGTGGTAAAAAAATTGATCAAGTTGCTACTATATCAGCTAATAACGATAGTACACTTGGTAAAATAATAGGTGAAGCGTTTAGACTCGTAGATAGTACAGGTGTTGTTATGATGGAAACAAACGACGACACTACTACAGTGGTTGAAGTGGTAGATGGCGCTCAATATGAAAAAGGATTATTAAATACACATTTTGTAAATAATAAAGAGAAAAACTCATGTGAGCTAGATAACCCTTACGTATTATTAATAGAGAATAGTATTGAAAATGTAAGGCAGATACAAAGTGTTTTAGAATTTATAATAAGAACCAATAAAAGCTTATTAATAATAGGAGACGCTGAGCCATCTGTAGTTTCTGCACTGGCTATGAACAGGGTAAAAGGTAATATAAAGGTTAACATAATAAGTGCGCCTACACACGGTGTAAACAAACAAGTAACATTAGAAGACTTAGCTTTGATTACAGGCGCAACTTTAATAAACGAAGACCTAGGTGATGACATGGACATGCTCACTGAAGAGCATTTAGGTAGATGTAAAAAATCTACAACTACTCAAAGTGAAACTATACTGCAGCTTGAAGATTTTAATGATGAAATTAAAAAAGTTATAGAAGTTATAAAAGACAAGTTGAAAAAGGAGAATAATCCAAATAAAATAGTTGCTTTAGAAAAAAGATTAGCTAGATTATCAGGTAAGGTAGCAGTTGTGAAAGTAGGAGCTAACTCAGAAGTAGAATTAAAAGAAAAAAGAGATAGAGTTGAAGATGCTATTTGTGCTACAAAAGCCGCTATAAAAGAAGGTATAGTACCAGGAGGCGGGATTGCTTTGTTGAATGCAGCAAACAAGCTTGAACCTAATAATATAGGAGAGGAAGTTCTATATTGTGCTATTAAAAAACCTTTTTTAGTTATACTAGAAAATGCTGGTATAACTGATTATAGCGCTCCAGATAACGAAGGCGAAGGTTTAAACGTGGTTACAGGAAAAACGGTGGATATGGTAAAAGCCGGAATAATAGATCCTTTACTCGTAACAAAAAGTGCTTTACAAAACGCGGCTTCTGTGGCTACAACTATATTATCTACTGATTGTGTAATTAATAATTTAAGAGCAAATGAAAGCGGTAGGTAAATATATAGTTATAACAGATGTTGAAGAAAAAACAAAAGAAACTAAAGGTGGTTTGCTTTTGTCGTCTAAACAAAGAGAAGACATTAGATACAGACAAGCTAGAGTACTTGAAATAGGTACCGAAGTTGTAGGTGTTAAAAAAGATGATAAAATTTATTTTGATCGTCACGCTGGTTTTGACATAGAGATAGACAGTGATATATATAAGGTGATTAAAGATTCTGACGTTGTTATAGTAATATGAGGCTAACAGCATCTGATCTAAGAGATTTAAATATACTTAAACATTATAGAATAATACGCAAATGGGCTTGTAAAACAAACAAGTTAAATGATGCGGATCTGGAACTTTTAATTTATTTAGACTCGTTAAAGTTATTTACAAAACATGATTTTAAACAAGGTACGTACTCCTACAGTTGGGATAATAGGCGCTGGAACAGATTGTTAAAGAGTGGTTGGATAGTAGTTTGGAGAGAACGAAACAGAACAACACAGAAATACAATATTTATAAAGTATCCGTAAAGTGTAAACAGCTAATAAGTCGTATGTACCGTATTATGTTAGGCGAAGAAGATATGCCTATTAATAAATTAAAAAACAACTATATGGATGTAGTTTTAAAAACTTCCATACTAAACGTAAACAAAGATAAAACAAGATAATTATGGCTATGATAACTCAAGTTAATGGTAAAACATTAAACACTATTGATTCACAATACGCAACTGGCCAAGCCGCTGTACCAGCTGGACTTAGCTCTGCTGATAGTGCTCAAATATCTGGTATTGCTGGAAATATAAGCGCAGCACCAGGAGTTACGGGTGGAATTAATCCAAATACAAATGTTGTTGTACCTGGAAATACTCCAGTTGGACTAGGAGACATTAATCAACTAACTTAATTAAAATAAGATGCCAGAATACGGAAAAAAGCAAGTTCCAGCAGGAATGAAAAAAAATTGTAATCCTAATTACTTTAAACCAATGGGAGAAAGATCTATGGAGTCTAGAATGACTACGGTTAAGACAGATTTAAAAATTGAAAACCTTGAATACAAGGGAAATGCTGTAATTAGAGCAAATAAAGGATAATGGAAGACATTAAATTATACTTATTAAATGCAGGAGCTTTTGGCATAACAATGATGGATTGGTTAGAGCCTGCGTTAAAAATAATGTTGCTTATTTTAACAATTGGTTATACTGTTCATAAATGGGCATTACTACATAAGAAAAACAACCCATGAGAAGTATAAACGAAATTATAGTACATTGCTCTGCGACTAGAGAAGGTCAAGACATACCAGTTGAGACAATAAAAGAGTGGCACGTAGACGGTAGAGGATGGACAGACATAGGTTACCATTTTTACATAGAATTAGATGGTACTATTAAAAAAGGTAGAGATATAGATAAAACAGGAGCTCATTGCAAAGGGCACAATCGTAATTCTATAGGAATTTGTTATTGCGGTGGTGTAGAGAGCGATGGTAAGACACCAAAGGATACTAGAACAGAAACACAAAAAGAAAGCTTGTTACACGTCCTTAAAACATTAATGGCGATGTTCCCGCTTGCTACTATTTATTCACACAATGAGTTTGCTAATAAAGCATGCCCATCATTTGATGCGACGAAGGAATATGAAGATCTCTGAGAACACTGAGTTTAAGATTGATATAAAAACTGTAATTGGAATAATAATGTTTACTACTACAATAGTAGGTATGTATTATACATTACAAGAGGATATAGCAGAAGCTAAAACTTTACCACCAGTTGAAGTATCTCGTTTAGAGTATGAACTAAAAGAAGAGTGGAATGAAAAAATGATTATAGATTTAAGTGAAAGAGTTAATATGCTTGAGCAAATTGACGATGTTGCTTTTGAAGAAATAAGTATTCTTTCAACTTTAATAAAAGATGGTACTGAAAGTGATGGTAAGTTAGAGGAACTTAACAGACAACTAGAAGCTTTACAAAATAAAAAACCAAAAGTAATAGTTAAAGAAATTAAAGTAGATAAAAAAGGTAGAAAATTATAACTCATGGCAAAAAAGAGAACAAAGAAAAACATGAAAAATCCTTGTTGGAAAGGTTATGAAGCTATAGGTATGAAGAAAAAAGGCGGTAAAAAAGTACCTAACTGTGTGCCTGTTAAAGGAAAAAAGAAAAAATAATGGCAATAAGAAAAACTACAAAAGGTAAAGGTCGTAACTTTAGAAGCACAGAAGAAGGTGCTGGTATGACATCTAAAGGTGTTAAAGCCTATAGAAAAGCTAATCCTGGTAGTAAACTTAAAACCGCTGTAACTGGAAAAGTTAAAAAAGGCAGTAAGGCTGCTAAACGTAGAAAAGCTTTTTGTGCTAGATCCAAAGGTTGGAAAGGCGAAAGAGGTTTAGCTGCTAGAAAAAGATGGAAATGTTAAAATAAAATAAAGATGGCGTACGGTAAGAAAAAAATGACTAAAAAAACTACTAAAAAAAAGGTTGTAAAATCAAAGTCTAAAAAAACTAAAAAATAAAATAAAAACACAATTAAATGGAATCAAATGAATCAAAGGGTTTAGGAGACTCAATAGAAAAATTCACAACAGCTACTGGTATAAAAAAATTAGCAGACAAAATACCAGGTGGCTGCGGTTGTAAAGCTAGAAAAGAAAAATTAAATCAAATGTTTCCTTATGGAAAAAAAGAAACAAAAAAAGAAGTTTAATGAAACAAAGGTAGGTATTTTTTTAAAAGAAAAAGCTCCTAGCATTATAAATAAGTTAGGTGATTTTCTGCCAGATCAAGGTGGTCTTGGAATTGTAAAAAATATTATAACAAGTGATTCTAGTATAGAACCACAGGATAAAGAAATAGCTTTAAACCTGTTAGAACAGGACATAGCTGAAATGACCAATATTTCTAGTCGCTGGAAAAGTGACATGAGTTCAGATTCTTGGCTAAGTAAAAACACTCGTCCACTTACATTAATTTACCTTACTTTATCAATGACAATTTTAATGGTATTAGATTCAACTGTTATATTAGATATAAATAACGGTTGGGTATCATTACTTGAAGCTTTATTAATAACGGTATATGTAGCATACTTCGGAAGTCGTGGGGCTGAAAAAATAACAAAAATAAGAAAATAAAAAAAAATGAGTGTAATAGGAACAACACATAAACAACCAAGAGTTTTTGCACACGATGCAGTATCTCTTAGGAATTTACCAGGATGTATCTACAGAGGTATAACAAACATAGATTTAGTTAGCCAAAACGGAGGTTCTGGTTTTATGGCAGATCAGGTTTATAATGCTTTAACCACTGGTGCAGCTGGAACAGTTATACAAGTACAAGTTACTGCAGTAGACGTAGATGGTAAAATAGAATCATTGGATGTTTTAAATTCTAATTGTCAAAGTACTAATTTATCTCTTCTTGATAGTCTAACTGTTTTATGGGCGCCAGATGCAGATGGTGTATATGAAGAAGGTGAAGATGCTGTAGATTTTATAATAATTGATGGATTAGATAATACTAGTTGGGATTACGGGTGTCCTATATCACCAGCAGGAACTAGATTTCCACTAGAAGACCCAGTTCCAGCTTCTTATAGCCCAATGTTATCTTACAGACAAAAAGATTTAATAGATTTAAAATGTCTTGAATGTAGTTACAAAGCTTTAAGTCCTGGAGCTGCGTTATACATAGGATATGATTTAGAAAGTATTACGGTTACTATGGAAAGCGGTAACCAGACTACGTTTTACAACGTTCCAGCTGGTAGTTTTTTACCTGTTGCTGTTTTAACAGTTTGTCAAGCTAAAGCTATTGATGGCGATGAGGCTCCTACTGCCGAAGATTTAAAAGAATATATTACGTGCTTGTTTTAGGTAATAAAAATACTATTAATAACAGGTTAATGACAACTAGACACAAAAGAAAAAGTATTGTATCTAAGCAAACTTTGTTTAGTGTTATTTTGTCTTTTTTTAAACGTAGTAACTAGATAAATATGCCTATATTAAGCACTAAAAACACTATTGCCTGTGTTCGCTTGTTGAAAGGTTTGAAATCTCCTACTCCACCGGCACCAAGACCTGGAGATGATAAAATAATTCAAGAACTAGGAGAGGAACCTATTTATATATTGCTTGAAAACAGTTCTAGTACAGATTTTATAATACAAGAATAATGGCTAATAAAAAAATATCACAATTTACACCTCAAACTGACATAACTCAAATACAAGGTTTAGCTGGTTATGACCGCAATGAAAACATTAAAATTAGTGGTTCAGAACTAATAAGTTCTTTGATAAATAATGGACTTGGTGGCATACAAGGACCTCCTGGCGAGCAAGGTGAACAAGGTATACAAGGAGAAACAGGTATTCAAGGACCTCCAGGTGAACAAGGAGAAGATGGTGTGCGAGGTTCTCAAGGTCTGCGAGGTGAAAAAGGTGATCCAGGAGAACAAGGTGAACAAGGAGAAAGTGGCGCTAACGGAGCTCAGGGAATACAAGGAGTAAATGGAACTAATGGGACTAACGGAGCTCAGGGAGAAAGAGGAGAACCTGGAACAAACGGTAGAGATGGAGCTCAAGGAATACAAGGAGAGCCAGGAGAACAAGGTATTCAAGGATTACCTGGAGTTACAGGGGCGCAAGGTGGTGTAGGACCTGGTATTACACTTAAAGGTAATGTTGCTAATGTAAGTGATTTACCTGCAAGTGGAAATGCACAAGGAGACGCTTATATAGTACAATCAAATGATTCGATATGGATTTGGGATGGAGACGAATGGATTGATGGTGGGTCTATTCAAGGTCCTCAAGGGGTTCAGGGATTACCTGGAACAAACGGAACTAATGGAGCTAGAGGTATTCAAGGGGAAACTGGTGAACAAGGAGAGCAAGGTGAACCTGGAGTCGCTGGAGCTAGAGGACCAGCAGGAACTAACGGGACTAATGGAGCACAAGGAATACCTGGGGTTAATGGAACTAACGGTAGAGATGGAGCTAACGGATCACAAGGTGCTCAAGGTGAGCAAGGTGAAGAAGGAGCACAAGGTGCTCAAGGTCCAGCAGGTAGTCAAGGGCCAGCGGGCGCACAAGGTCCACAAGGTTTACAAGGCGACCCAGCTAAAACAGTTGACGTTATTGTTGATTTTGCTATTAATGAAGGTCCAATTACAAATATAGATTTAAACTCAAGAAGTGGTTGTGTAACTTTCACAACGGCATCTGGCTTTCAATTTGCGTTGGCTCCAGGAGAATGTAGACCTGAACTAAATCCAGATGATGAAGGTAGATAGGGTTAATAAATTAATTATCAAGTGATAGTATAAGTAATAACAATTAAATAAAATAAAATGAAAATAAAAGAAGAACACTTAAAAACAATTCAAGAACAACAATCAAAGTTGAATAATCTATTAAATCAAATAGGTTATGTTTCCGCACAAAAACATTCTTTACTTCACGACTTTTCTAAAGTAAATAAAGAAACTGAAGATTTTAAATCTATATTAGAAGAAGAGTATGGCTCGATAAATATAGACGTTACTACAGGTGAATATACTATAGTTGAAAAAGAAGCCAAGCTAGAAGTAGTTAAGGAGGACAAATAATGTCTACTGTTATAAGAAAAATTAGTATAGGATCTGATTACAAAAATGATGCCATGCATTATTCAGTAGGTCAAGAAGTTTATGGTGGTCACACTATATGTGACATACTAAATGACGAAGCTAAAGGTGAATATTCTATTTATATTAAAAAAGAGGGAGAGGTTTTACCTTGGAAAAGGTTTAATTCTAACATGGCAATAGCTGTAGAATATAATTTACACTACGGTGAATAGTATATATGACTATATAGTAAAACCAATAGGTGAAAGATACAACAATACTAAAAAAGTTGGTAATAAAAACTTAATTTTAAATACTAAAATAGAAACTTTTAAAGTTATCAACAAAAAAGCTATTGTAATTTCTACTCCATCTGGTTATAAACTACCTATAAAAAAAGGCGATATTGTCTACATACATCATAATGTATTTAGAAAATATTACAACATGAAAGGCAAACAGCAGAATAGTAGATCTTATTTTAAAGATGATATGTATTTTTGCTCACCAGATCAAATATATTTATATGAAAGAAATAAACAAAAATATTCTTTTATGGATAGGTGTTTTATTAAACCATTGGTTTCAAGTAAGATTGGTGAAAAGACTATTAAAAACATGGGCTTGCTTAAATATAGTAATAAAATATTAAGTAAGTTAGGTGTAAATGAAAACGATATAGTTAGCTTTCCTAATAAAAGAGAGTGGGAGTTTGTTATAGATGGTGAATTATTATATTGTATGAAATCTAAAGATATATTATTAAAACATGAACGTCAAGGAAACGAAGAAGAATATAATTCAAGCAGCACAACTTGCTGTCAAGGAGTTGATAAAAGTTGCAAAAGAGCCGATAGTGGATACGGGGGAAGATGTGACTGCGGATCGTTTGAAAAATGCCGCTGCAACAAAGAAGTTAGCTATATTTGATGCGTTTGAAATATTAACAAGAATTCAAGAAGAAGAAGATAAGTTAAGTGTAAAACCAAAAGAAGAAAAAGAAGAAAGAAATTTTAGAGGTTTTGCGGAAGGGCGTAGTAAATGACTTACATACAATCACTGTGGAAAAAAGTTGACAATGCTGTTAATGATAAAATATTTTCTAAAAATAATAGGTTTAAAAAATGGGAGTATGGTTATAACTCTGATTATGATTTTATAGTAATAAGTAAAACTGGAAAAATTGGACAAATCATTGAAATACAGAATCTCAGGATTGCTTTACCAGCAACAGATGAACCGTTTAAACGAAGTGAAGAAAAAGCGGAGCAATATTGGGAAAAACAAGAGTACCCAAAAGAACTAAGTAGAATTAAAAGTAGATTCGACTGGGAAGAATACCCAGCAGAATTTAAAGAAAAGTGGTACGATTACATAGATGCAGAGTTTAAAAGAAGAGAACAAGGTTACTGGTTCTATAATAATGGTACTCCTATTTATATTACTGGTACTCATTACATGTACTTACAATGGTCAAAGATCGACGTTGGCGCAGCCGATTACAGGGAAGCAAATAGATTATTCTTTATATTTTGGGAAGCATGTAAAGCAGATAACAGGTGTTACGGAATGTGCTACCTTAAAAACAGAAGATCTGGGTTTTCATTTATGTCCTCAGCTGAACTTGTTAACCAAGCAACAATATCTTCAGATGCTAGGTTTGGTATACTTTCAAAAACTGGATCAGATGCAAAGAAAATGTTTACAGATAAAGTTGTTCCAATATCCGTTAATTATCCATTTTTCTTCAAACCGATTCAAGATGGTATGGATAGGCCGAAGACTGAATTGGCATATAGGGTTCCAGCTTCAAAACTTACTAGACGTAAACTAGATGATAATGTAAAGTTAAAAGAATTAAGAGGCTTAGATACAACTATTGACTGGAAAAATACTGGTGACAACTCTTACGATGGTGAAAAGCTAAAATTATTAGCTCATGATGAAAGTGGTAAATGGGAAAGACCTGATAATATATTAAACAACTGGAGAGTTACAAAAACTACATTAAGACTAGGTCGTAGAATCGTAGGTAAATGTATGATGGGTTCAACTTCAAATGCTTTAGAAAAAGGTGGAAACAATTTCAAAAAATTATACGACAGTTCAAGCGTTACAAGAAGAAATAAAAACGGACAAACAGCTTCTGGATTGTATTCTTTATTCATCCCTATGGAATGGAACTACGAAGGATTCATGGATACTTTTGGATCACCTGTATTCGTTACGCCGAAAAATAAAACTTTCGGAGTTGACGGTATTGAAGTTACAACTGGAGTTATCGAACACTGGGAAAACGAAGTTGATGGATTAAAGGATGATCCTGATAGTTTAAATGAATATTACAGGCAATTTCCAAGAACTGAAAAACACGCTTTCAGAGATGAAATTAAATCTTCATTATTTAATTTAACTAAAATATACGAGCAAATAGATTTTAATGAAGAATTAAATAATACAGTGCAAACTACTATTGGTAATTTTCAATGGTCAAAAGGTATTAAAGACACTAGCGTTGTTTTTTTACCTTCTAAAAATGGTAGGTTTAATGTAAGCTGGGTTCCGCCATTGGATTTACAAAATAATGTAATTAATAAAAATGGAGTTAAACAACCAGGTAACGAGCATATTGGAGCATTCGGTTGTGATTCTTATGATATTAGCGGTACTGTTGACGGTCGTGGTTCTAAAGGAGCGTTACATGGATTAACAAAGTTTTCTTTAGAAGATGCGCCTCCTAATCACTTTTTTTTAGAATACATAGCTAGACCTCAAACAGCTGAAATATTTTTTGAAGACGTTTTAATGGCTTTGGTTTTTTATGGAATGCCTATACTAGCTGAAAATAACAAACCAAGACTATTGTACTATTTAAAAAGAAGAGGTTACAGGCAGTTTAGTATTAACAGGCCAGACAAAGTTTGGAATAAACTTTCTATAGCGGAAAAAGAAATAGGTGGTATACCAAACTCTAGTGAAGATATTAAACAAGTTCATGCTGCAGCTATTGAAGCCTATATAGAAGACTTTGTAGGCTTGAGAGAGTCTGGATACGGAGATATGTATCATCAGCGTACTTTAGAAGATTGGTCACAATTTGATATAAACAAAAGAACCAAACACGATGCTTCTATTAGTTCTGGCTTAGCAATAATGGCTTGTAATAAAAATAAATACAAACCAAACTTAAAAAGACAAGTTAAGAGCATTGATTTAGGTTTTAAAAGATATGACAACGACGGAGTAACTTCAAAAATAACATAATAAATGATTTACACTAATACACAAAGTTCCTTTCCTGATCAGGTAGTTCCCCAAGAAGAGAAAATGACACTTGACTATGGTTTGCAAGTAGGCAGAGCCATTGAGGGAGAGTGGTGGGCTGCTGGAGTTGGCGGAGCTAGATATACAAATAATTACAATGTGTTTCATAGAAGAAGGCTATATGCTAGAGCAGAGCAGTCTATACAAAAATACAAAGATGAAATGGCTATTGATGGTGATTTGTCTTACTTAAACTTAGATTGGACACCTGTAGCAATTATACCTAAGTTTGTAGATATAGTAGTTAACGGTATGTCAGAAAAAATATATGACATAAAAGCTTATGCTCAGGATCCAGCTTCTCAAAGAAAGAGAACAGCTTATGCTGAAAAACTTCATAAAAATATAGTTACTAGAGATTTTATAGAAGAGGTTAAAGCTCAAATGGGAGTTGATATATCTGAAGTTAAAAACATGAGTAACCCTCCTGAAAATGAAGAAGAACTTGAAATACACTTACAACTAGATTATAAACAATCTGTAGAAATAGCTGAAGAAGAAGTTATTAATAACACACTAGATAGAAATAAATATGAATTAACTAAACGAAGGCTTTACAGAGATTTAGTTGAACTTGGTATCGGTGTTGTTAAAACCTCTTGGAACAAATCAGAAGGTGTTGTTGTTGACTATGTAGATCCAGTTAACGTTGTTTATTCATATACTGATGATCCTAATTTTGAAGATATATATTATGTAGGTGAGGTGAAAAACATTTCACTACCAGAACTTAAAAAGCAGTTTCCGAACATAACAAATGAAGAATTAGAAACAATTCAGAAAATGCCTGGTAATACTAACTACAGAAGAAGTTACAGGGGAAATAGAGATAGTGATACAATACAGGTTTTATATTTTGAATACAAAACATATAGTGACCAAGTATTTAAAATAAAGAAAACAGCTAATGGATTAGAGAAGGCTTTGGAAAAACCAGATACTTTTGCTCCACCACCAAATGATGGTTTTGAAAGAGTAAGTAGGTCTATAGAGGTTCTTTACCATGGTGCAAAAATACTAGGACATCCAATAATGTTAGATTGGAAAGTTGCTGAAAATATGACTAGACCTAATTCTAATCTTTGCAAGGTTAATATGAATTATACTCTATGTGCACCTTCAATGTATAAAGGTAGAATAACATCTTTAGTTGAGCGTATGATAACCTTCGGTGACATGATACAGTTAACATCGTTAAAGTTACAGCAGGTATTAGCTAGGATGGTTCCTGATGGTGTTTATTTAGACGTAGACGGTTTAGCAGAGGTTGATTTAGGTAATGGAACTAGTTACAACCCTCGTGAAGCTTTAAACATGTATTTCCAAACTGGTAGCATTGTTGGTAGATCAATGACACAGGATGGTGATATGAACCCTGGCAGAGTGCCAATACAGGAATTACAAACTTCAGCTCACCAAGCTAAAATACAAAGTTTGATACAAACTTATCAGTATTATTTACAAATGATAAGAGATGTAACCGGGCTTAACGAAGCTAGAGATGGTAGTAACCCAGATAAAGATGCTTTATTAGGATTACAAAAACTAGCTGTTGCTCAATCAAACGTTGCAACTAGACATATATTAGATGCAGGTTTGTATGTCACATTAAAAACTTGTGAAAATGTAGCTTTAAGAGTTGCTGATTCTTTAGAGTTTGAACTAACTAACGAGTCACTAGTAAATAGTATAAGTTTATACAACGTTGCTACTTTAGAAGAAATAAAAGATTTACATCTTTATGATTTTGGTATTTTTCTAGACTTAGAGCCAGATGAAGAAGATAAACAAATATTAGAACAAAATATTGAAATAGCTTTAAAAGGTAATCAAATAAATCTTGAAGATGCTATTGACATACGAAACATACATAATCTTAGATTAGCTAATCAATTATTAAAGCTTAAAAGAAGACAAAAAGCTAAACAAGATCAAGAAGCTCAACAAAGAATGATTCAGTCGCAGGCTCAAGCAAACGCTGAGTCAGCTGAAAAAGCTGCTATGTATGAAGTACAAAAGAGAGAAGCTATAGCTCAAACAGAGTTACAATTAGAGAAAGGTAAGTCTGATTTTAAGATACAACAAATGGGTGCTGAACTACAAAATCAACTAACTTTAGCTCAGCAAAAATTCGAGTTTGATAAACAACTAGCTCAAATAAATTTACAAAAAGACGTTAATAGAGAGCAAATGATTGAAGATCGTAAAGATCAAAGATCAAAAATGGAAGCTACTCAACAAAGCGCTATGATACAGCAAAGACAAGACGGTTTATTACCAACTGACTTTGCTACTCAAAACCAAGGACCACCGTTAACGGAAGAACTAGGAGGTCAAATTCCACAAATGTAGTAAACGGTAACAATACAATAATTATATAATATCATATCATGGAAAATAACAAAATAGAAAACACACCTCAAGAAGGTGAGTTTAAAATGAAAAAGAAAAAAGGTAGACCTAAAAAACTAGCTAACAACTCAAAAGCTACAGCTAGAATAGATCTAAGTAATAAAGAAACAAAAACTGAAGAAAATGCCGTTCAAGCACAAGAAGCAAGCAATAGCGATGTTGTTGTCGAAGAAAAGAAAGACGAGACAAGTGGCAAAGAAGTGGTTGAAGAAGTACGGAATGCCGAAGAACTAGTTGAGGAAAATTCAAAACCTGTAATAGAAGAAATATCAAGCGAAGAAGATATTAAAGAACCTGAGGTGGTTGTTGAAGAAAAACAAAAATTACCAGAAGGTGTAAATAAGCTGGTACAGTTTATGGAAGAAACAGGTGGTAACATGCAGGATTATATTAGATTAAATGCTGATTACAGTAATGTTGATGATGATACACTGTTAAAAGAATATTATAAAAATACTAAACCACACTTAGAACCTGATGAAATTGACTTTATAATGGAAGAGAATTTTAAGGTGGAAGAAGATTACGACGAAGAGCGAGAGATACGTCGAAAAAAACTCGCAAAAAAGGAAGAGGTTGCAAAAGCGAAAACGTTTTTAGATAGTTTAAAAGATAAGTATTACGAAGAAATCAAGTTGAGGCCTACAGTAAACAACGAACTTACAAAAGCGAGAGAGTTTTTCAACAAATTTTCCAAAGACAAAGAGGTAGCGCAAAAGCGACATGAGATGTTTAAAAACGATACCAAAACATATTTCTCTGATTTCAAAGGTTTTGAATTTAGTTTAGGAGAAAAAAAGTTTAGGTATGGTATTAATAATCCAGAAGATGTTGCCAATGCTCAATCTGACATTTCAAATGTAGTTAAGAAGTTCTTAAATGATAAAGGAGAGGTTACTGATGTTAAAGGCTATCATAAAGCTATATATGCCGCTAGAAATGCTGATAATATAGCACAACATTTTTATGAGCAAGGTAAAGCCGACGCTGTTAAAGATGTAGTTGCTAAATCTAAAAATATAAATAAAGATGCACGACAAAGTGCACCTGAAGATATTCATATAAAAGGATTTAAATTAAAAGCAATCAATGGTATAAATAGTAATAAACTAAAAATAAAAACGATAAACAAAACTTAAAATAATAAATTATGGCTTTAGGAAATTTCACAAAGCAAAATGCTGGACTTACACCTACTCAAGATCAGTCGGTTCTCTCTTCAAACTACTTACAGTGGAATGAAAAAGGTGGAGAAAACTTTGCTGATTTTGCACAACAATATCTACCTGAGCTCTACGAGCAAGAGGTAGAAAGATTTGGTAACAGAACGTTATCAGGTTTTTTAAGAATGGTTGGCGCTGAAATGCCAATGACATCGGATCAAGTAATTTGGTCTGAACAAAATAGACTACACTTAGGTTATGATAACGTAACACGTTCTGGTAATACATTCACTGTAACACTACCAACTGGTGAGGGCGAATTAGTTATTAGAAAGAATCAAACTTTCGTAGTTCACAACCCAGTTGATGGCGTAACTTTAAAAGGTTTAGTTACCAGTGCTCCAAACCCAGGTAATGCAACAACATATACTTTTGATGGAGCTTGTTATACTGCTGCAAACTTTAATGCTGTAGGAACAGGAAGTGAAAATCCACTTAAACTATTTGTTTATGGTTCTGATTTCGCAAAAGGAACACTCGGTATGGAAGGATCTGTAACTCCAACATTAACTCAGTTCAGTAACAGACCTATCATTATAAAAGATAAGTATTTAGTTAATGGTTCTGACACTGCTCAAATTGGTTGGGTTGAAGTTGCAACTGAAGACGGAACATCTGGATTTTTGTGGTATATGAAAGCTGAATCAGAGACTAGATTAAGATATGAAGATTATCTTGAAATGTCAATGGTTGAAGGTGAACTTGCTGCTACTGGATCTGCTGTTGCTGGCTTGGCTGCATCAACTGATGCTGGTAAAGGTACACAAGGTTTATTCTCTGCTATAGAAGAAAGAGGTAATGTGTATCAAGGATTTGCTGGAGCTGCTAACCCTGGAACAGGTGCTTTAGGTGATTTTGATGAGATCTTACAGCAATTAGATCTACAAGGAGCTATTGAGGAAAACATGTTATTTTTAGATAGAGCTACTGCTCTTGATTTTGACGACATGATTGCTTCTATGGCGGGTGGAAGTTTTGCTTCTACTGCTGCTGCTTCTTTCGGTTTATTCGATAACGAAGCTGAAATGGCACTTAACTTTGGTTTTTCAGGTTTTAGAAGAGGTTCTTATGACTTTTACAAAACTGACTGGAAATACTTAAATGATGCTTCTACTAGAGGTATGGTTGATAACGTTAAAGGTGTGTTAATACCAGCTGGAACATCTACAGTATATGATCAAATGTTAGGATCAAATATCAGACGACCTTTCTTACATGTAAGATATAGAGCTTCTGAAACTGATGATCGTAGAATGAAGTCATGGATTACTGGTTCTGTTGGTGGTGCTTACACATCATCTTTAGATGCTATGGAGGTTCATTACTTATCTGAAAGATGTCTATGTGTTCAAGCTGCTAATAACTTCGTGTTATTTACAGCATAATATACATTTTACAAAATAAATGTGGAGGGTTAACGCTCTCCACTTTATTAACATTTAAAAAAATTAGAAAATGGAAAACCCGATTTTAAACATTGAATGGGAAGCTGGAGGAAAACTTCCAATAAATGCTAAATTAGCTTACAGGTGTGATCAAGGTAATAGTTCTAGTAGAATAAAAATTTATTATTCAAATACTTATAACCTATGGAGATTAGAACTTGATTTTGACAAAGACATAACTGAGCACGATAAATTAACTTTAGAAACAGCTTTAATAAACGCACAACAAGAGCCTGGCTCTTTGGTAGATTTTAAAATGCCTAGTGGAGCGGTTTTAAAGTCTGACATTCCTTTTACTCAATTCCAAACATACAACAATAACTAAAATGGGAAACATAATAAAAATACCAACAACTAACACTGGGTTAAACACAAGTCAAAGCAGCCCTTTATGGAATGAAGATAATTGGGTAGCAGTAGACGGGTCCGTTAATGGGCAGCAATACAGCGGGCTATACAACGGAGTACCAATAGATACAGATGGAGATGGATCTGGACTATCAGTTGAATTTCAACTCTTGCTCCCGCCTGAATTTAGGCTTAGCCTCTATTACGAATCTGAACCAACAGGTTATAAAGTTGGAGATAGATTATTTTTTACAGTACCAGCGGGCTCTAACTTGGGTAACGAATATGAGTTTACTATGCAAACTACAATAACAGAAGATATGCTGACTTATGAGAGTGATAAGATGCAATATTTACCAGTTTTTGATTCTTTAAATGGATTAGTATTAACTGTTGTACCACCACCTATTGGTATTAATAATTACTGGCAAATCCCAAAAGCATGGGGAAATAATGAAGGTTGTTGGAAAATAAATATTACTGGTGGTAATGACGATAATAGAGTATTAATAACTAAGGCTATTAATGAAGTTTTTATAAAAGCTGCTCAATCACCAAATTCACACCCCACTTTAGAATTACCAATAGGTGTAACTTGCGATAGTGTTGATCAAGCAGAATTTCAATTTCAAAGCCCAGTGCCAGGGCCAGGTGATAATGGTAATGGTAACGAAGCCTAGAAATAGAAAGTAAAAACACAATAATCCCGCACAAGCGGGAATTTTTTAAAACAATTATATTATATATTATGAAAAACGAAGAAACATGGGAGATTAAAGATAGAAATTATTACTTAAGTAATGATTTGTCTCCATTAACTTATACATTAGCATCTAAACACTCGAGAAGGTTTCCACTTATTTATTTTGATAAAGAAACAGGAGAACAAAGAGAGTTAAGATACGCTACTAATCAAAACAGTCCATTTGTAGACGAACAAAACGGAATGGTTACATTAGAACATGTAGTGTTTAGAAATGGAACGTTATCAGTTCCAAAAGAAAAACAATCTCTACAAAAACTTTTATCTATGTACCATCCTTATAGAAATAAAAAATATAAGGAGTTAGATACTGTGGTTGAAGCAACTAACGAAATTGAAGATATAGAGATTGAGTTTGCTGCATTGTCAGCTGCTAGAGATTTAGATATTGATCATTGTGAAGCTATACTAAGAGTTGAGATAGGTTCTAGAGTGTCAGATATGAGTTCTAGTGAAGTAAAAAGAGATTTACTTATATTTGCTAAAAGAAACCCTAATTTATTCTTAGAGTTAGTAAACGATGAAAATGTAGAACTTAGAAATTTCGCTATAAAAGCTGCAGAGGCTAACATAATTAAATTATCTCAAGATCAAAGAACATTTAGTTGGGTTAGCAATGGTAAGAAATTAATGCAAGTACCTTTTGATGAGCATCCATACTCAGCGTTTGCTGTTTATTTAAAAACAGATGAGGGTATTGAAATTTATAAATCTATACAGAAAAAACTCAAATAACAAGTGATTATAATTAAGGCGGCTATGCGGCCGCCTTTTTTATTACAAAAATATTAAAATGGCTATAAACGTAAACACAGTATATCAAACAGTCTTATTATTACTTAATAAAGAACAAAGAGGCTACATTACTCCTAACGAGTTTAACAAAATAGCCACACAAGTACAATTAGAAATATTCGAACAATACTTTGAAGATTTAAACCAACAATTAAGAGGTCCTGGTCTTCAAGATGAATATGCAGACAGAGTAGATAATATAGAAGAAAAAATATCTATATTTAAAACATTTGGACAAGCATTTTACTACGGTGCAGATGTAAACGGACCCATAGCTAGTCCTTATTTTTATTTACCAGCAAACGTGCATCGTATTGGCACTATAATGTATAAAGACGAACAACACTTGCAAATGACTAACAGGGGTGAGTATTTACATTTAAATATGTCTAAGTTAACTCGTCCAAGTAAAAAATACCCATTATATATACAAGAAGGTAACGTTAGCCCTGTTGATCCACTTAATAGTTCTGTTATATTATGTCCAGAATGTATAAGAATATATGTTTACCCTAGAGAAATAACAGAAGAAATAAGTATTTCCTACATTAGAAAACCTTTGGATGTTGTATGGGCTTATAGCGTAGGTAATCTTGGACAATATATATGGGATGGAACACCTAATTCTTCTGGTGTAGTAGTTCCAAATACAGGTTCTCAAAACTTTGAAATAGATAGCACTGAACAAACAGAGGTAATAATAAGAATATTAATGTACTCTGGCGTTGTTATAAGAGATCCACAAATAATTCAAGCTGCTGCAGCTCAAGCTCAAGCCACTGAAGTTAATCAAAAAAGTTAATAATATATGTCATTTTTAAATAACACTCCAAATGGTGGCTCAATAACAGAGACCAATCAACAGTATTACGTTGGCACGCAAAGTAATATAGCTAGTTATACTAACTTAGTGTTGGATTCTATGGTATATACATTCAATGAAATATTAGAAATGGGTTCTTTAGATTCTTGGGATCCTAGTAATTATGAATACCATTTAAACAATTTTTACGTAGAGGTTAGTCCTGATGGTCTTTCTCCTTATGAATTATGGGATGGAACTGGAGGTGTTAACTCACCAGCTGGGCCAAATGGAACTGGTGGAGGTTTTACTATATCTCAATTTTCAAATACACAATCTTTCAGCGTTTTAAAATTCAATAATCCCGATGCAGTTACAGACGGGTACTATGTTAGGGTAAAATTAAAATCTCAATTAGTTGATGGAGCACCTAACTATGGTGATTATCAATACTTGTCTATATTTGAACTAGTAAATAACTTTATGATAGGTTATGTTGGTAATGATAAGTTAATAAGTAAAGTTAAGAGGTCTGATGTGTTGTTTTATGCTAAAAGAGGTTTGCAGGAATTTTCATATGATACATTAAGAAGTGTTAAATCAATGGAGTTGACTATACCACCTAGTCTATCTGTTATAATTCCTCAAGATTATGTTAATTATGTAGGTATCGCTTGGATAGATAAGTCAGGTATAAAACATCCAATATATCCAACTAACTTAACTGGTAATCCTACAGAATCACCTATACAAGATACTAATACAACTAATAATCCTTTTGGTTTTAACTTCCCTAGCTCTGGACATGGCATACCTGTTCAAGATCAATTTGGTGAAAACTTAGAAGGAGCATCAATAACTGAAGGTCAATGGCAAGGTAATAACCCAAACGATCAACCTACTGAAGGAACTATATTTAGAGACGGTATTGGAGATAGTATATACGCAACCAGAGAAATTGCTTTACTAGGTCAAAGATTTGGATTAGAGCCTGAGTTAGCTAACTATAATGGTTGGTTTACTATGAACACGCGTGAAGGTAAAATATCTTTTAGCAGTAACTTAAGTGGTAGGCTAATAATATTAGACTATATATCTGATGGTTTAGCTTATGATCAAGATACTAAAATACCTAAATTAGCAGAAGAAGCTTTATATATGCACATAGCCTACAGCATATTAGCAAGCAGAAAAAATGTTCCAGAGTATCTAGTTGCTAGATTTAAAAAAGACAGAAGAGCTCAATTGCGTAATGCAAAAATAAGATTATCAAATATAAAACCCCAAGAGTTTGTCCAAGTTATGAGAGGCAAAGCTAAGTGGATTAAATACTAATTAAATGCCAGAAGCTAAAAATACATTTATCCAGTCCAAAATGAATAAGGACATGGATGGTAGAATACTACCTAATGGTCAATATAGAGACGGTGAAAACGTTCAAATAAGTAGATCAGAAGGAGACGATGTTGGAGCATTAGAAACAGTTTTAGGTAATGTAAAACTTACAGACTTTGGTTTAAGTGGTGAAAATTTAAAAACAATTGGAAGTTACTTTGACGATAATAGTAATCGTGTGTTTTTATTTTTAACTAATTACACAGACTCTTCACCAAATCAACTAGATAATGAAGCTATAAATGTTACAGGAGTTTTTTGTTATATAGTATCTTACAATGTTCAAACTAAAGTATCTTCAATATTAGTAGAAGGTAGTTTTTTAAATTTTTCTCAAACTCATCATATTGTTGGGGTTAATTTACTAGAAAATCTATTGTTTTTTACAGATAATAGAAACCAACCTAGAAAAATTGATATTAACTTAGCAGGCTCTAATTACTACTATACAGAAGATCAAATATCTGTTGCTAAATACTATCCCTATAAAGCTCCATTACTAATGAAATTTATACCAGGTAGTGGACCTGATGCTATTAAATGGGAGTCAACAATGACTGATACAACTAGTGAGTACTTGCCAATACATACAGCGGCTCAGGTAAAAAACTTTGATAGCACTGATTCCAGCGTGGTTTACCTTACTGGTTGTTACACTAATATAATGCCTAAAACACCTGGTTACGTAGGTCAACCAAATGGTTGTTTAATAACCGGGCAAGGTGTTGCAGCTGGTACTACTTTAGAAGAAGTATTAAGTATTGACACTGCAAATAATGTAACTACTATAAAAACAAGTCTACCAATAAGCGGAGGTAGTATTAAACCTATACTTTATTTTCAATTCAAAAATCCAGAATACTCCATAATATGGCCAGGTGATCCTGAGTATTTAAAAGAAAAATTTGTTAGATTTAGCTATAGATTCAAATTTGACAACAATGAATATTCTTTAATAGCTCCATTCACACAAACTGCTTTCATACCTCAACAAGATGGTTATTTCATAGGTGATAAATATAAACTTGATTCAACAGTTTTAGTAAGCAACGAACCTTCACCTCCTTCTATTTTTGGTCAAGAAGCAGAAACATTTGATTCTACTGTTGTTCCTTTTATGCAAAACAAAGTGACTAATATAGAAATATGTTTAATATCACCAACCAATGGTAATGATGAAACTTATATAAATTGGTCTCAATTAAATGATGTTTTAAAAGTTATAGAGGTTGATATACTAATAAAAGACTCTTCTAGCAATAACGTTTATGTTGTTGAAACACTTGGCTTATCAGAATTAAAAAACGTAAATAGCAAATATTTATTATACGATTATCAAAGTAAAAAACCATGGAGAGTTTTACCAACAGATCAAGTAACTAGAGTAAGCGATGTTATCCCACTTAGAGCATTGGCCCAGGAAATATCTGGGAACAGAGTAATATATGCAAACTTTGTTGAAAAAAATGCATCACCAGAAAGACTAGACTATTATTTATCTGTTGGGCAAAAACCTTTTATACCTGATTATACTGACGGAGCAACAGTGGTTGATCAAGAGTTTCAGTACGTTAGAAAAGAATATCAAAACCATACTTTAAAACAAAATAGAACATATCAAGTTGGTGTAGTATTATCTGATAGGTATGGTAGAAGATCAAATGTAATTCTTTCTGAATTAGTAGACTTTCAAGAAAATCCTAGTGCAAAAAAGAACTCAACTATATTTCATAATTATGCAGATTCTAATAATTTAATAATATATGACAAGAATCAAATACCTAACGAAGCCGCCAATACTTGGCCAGGTGATAATTTAAGTATTGTTTGGAATAACGTAATACCAGAAGAAAAAACTAATGATGGTTATCCAGGAGTATACTCTATTAATGATGGAACTTTAGTTAACATTTTAGTAAACCCAGGTCTTACGGCAACTTTTCCTGCTAACAGTAGTTGCACGTTTGATGTTACAAATAGTCTTTTTAGCCCCACAGCTAACGCTCAAATTAAAGCATTTAGTGATGCTGATGGTAATGTATCTGAAATTGAAATTAAATCAAGTGATAATAATTGGGTGGATGGTATGGAAGTGGTTGCTCCTTGGCAGGGTTCTGTTTTCCCGTGCCCAGGTTGGGTAGGTGAATCGTTTAGAGGTAATGCAGTTTGCCCAGCTGACAGGCCTTTAGGTTGGTATAGTTATAATATAGTAGTAAAACAAACAGAGCAAGAATATTACAATGTATATATGCCTAGCGCTTTAGCTGGCTACCCATGTAATCAAAACATTGATGGAAAAGTTGATGATACTTTTGGCGAAACTCCTAAAATGATTTATCCTCTAGGTCAACAAAACGCAACATCACATTTAACCTTAATTGGAGACAATATAAACAAAGTGCCTAGAGATTTAAACGAAGTAGGCCCTGAGCAGAAGTCTTTTAGAAGTTCAGAAAGATTGTTTCATAGAGTAGAGGGTATTTTACTTCAGGACAACAACGACGATATTCAATACTCTAGTCAGTCTTATTCACCTTCTTTAAAAGGAGATAAAGTTGTTACTATATCAAATATGTCAAAATTAGATTTAGGTAATTTAATAACTAATCCTGCTTATCCTATATTACCTAATTCAATATATAAAGCAGAAACTGATCCTTTTATAGCTAGAATAAGTACGGACAAAAAGTTTGGTATAGTAGCAAATAGCAGTATTAATGGTTGTATAACAATAGAGAAAAAGGTAGATCCTGATGATGATACTAAAAATCTTATAGAAGTTAACAACACTGAGTTTGCTATTGGACCTACATTAAGCGTAAGTGAAACTAAACCAGTAGAAAGTTTATTAGATATATTTTGGGAAACATCTAGTAGTGGCTTGATAAGTGATTTAAATGAAAAAATTAAAAGTGTAGATAATACAGCGCCATCTGGATTTTCTCCAGTTTCTATAAGTTGGAGCGAAGGTGATCCCTATGGTAGTTCTATATCTGGACAGTTTTCAGCAGTTGGACCAACTGGTTTAACATTAGTAGGTTCTTCAGAAATATCTTTAATTGAAGTTACTAGAGGTGACAATGTACCCTGTATTGATCAATTTGAGTTGGTTCAATTAGGCTTTGGTGAAGTTGAACTAAAGATAGCTGCAGCTAGCCAAACTAATCCAGGTTTCTTACATTGGCAAGATCAACTGAAAAATCAATATACATTTAAGTTTGAACTAACAAACACTACAACTAACTCTTCGAGTTTTACTTCTTTAACAGGTTATCTAAGTAACAAACCGCCAGTTGAAAGATTAGAAGCTGTTAATAGTAATGGTAATAATGTTGAAATAAACTGGGTGGACGTTAAAGAATCTATATGTGTAAGAGGTGACCTAGATACTCAGTCTAAAAGAGAAGATGCACAAACCATGTCTTTAAAAGCTGTTCAAGGTAGTCAAAAATTTGGTATCAGATGGGATGATAACCCTTTGCTTAGCAAATCGTGGAGAAGTTATGTTGATCCTGAATCTTCTTTTTCAAATACTACTGTTAACTTTGGAGTTATAGAACCAACTACAGTTAAATATATCAATGCTGCACCATATTTTAATGAATCATCTCCATGTTGCGTAGACACAAATGAAGATAGTGGCGATATTAGACAATCAGGAATGTATGACTTTGGGTGGTTTGGTGGACCCACATTACCTGGTACTCAAGATAGTAAAAACGGTGATGGTAGATTTAGACCAACTACTTACCAACCGGGTGATAGTAGTTTAAATAGCTGCACGTATTCTCAAAAAATATATGCTCCAGATCCTTCACTATACCCTATTAATAATGATAATTACCCAGTTTCAGGTAATAGTGGCGAGTATTTGGAAATGCCTAAATATTTTAGAGGAGCTACAGGTTGGAGTTCTCAACCAGATATAAAGTTTAATAGTTCTATACTTGAAGAAACTGCATTTACCAAAGACGTACAAACAAACACAGGTACCGCTGAGTGGGATGGTTCTTTTGCTGTTATGAACGGGGAATTTGGCAGTGAAATACTTGAAAGTTGGCCAAATATAAATGGATCACCATCTGGTATAGGAACCGCATTAGAGATACAATGGTCTATTCCTAGAATGTACCAGGTTAGCATGATGATTCCACATGGTAATGAAATACCATTTGGAAATACATCAGACTTCTTTTTTGGAACAAATATCCTAGCGGACGTTATGGATTGTTATGGTGATAAAAATTTTTTAACAAAATTTCCTTTTGATCAACCTTATTACTGGGAAATGCCTTCAAGAACATCCGCACCTCTAGTTATTCCTAAATCAACAGGTGCTAAATATTTTGATGTTCAACCAGCTGGTGAAGTTGTATTTGGTTTAATACCTGAAACTGTTATCAACTCCTTAAGTAACAGCGATAGAAATGCTATATTAAAATACATACCAAGGGGTCCAATATACTGGGATAACAGTTCTAATTCTACTAGAGCTGGTTTTCAAGGAGAAAGCCAACTAGATCCAGAAAACAAACTTGGAGAACAAGTAGTAGGTTTTAAACAAAACGCATATCAAACTAGTGATTCAGCAAATGAATATCCTCATCATTATTGGCCAGATATAAATGGTTTACTCCAGAACGATCCAGAAGGTCTTTATAGTGCTTTTAAAAGCACGCCTAGCTATGCAAACGCTCCAGACTTTATGAAAATAAGAAATGGTGCAAATACTTTTTATCAGTTTAATCTTGAACACACTGGTTATATTAGTAAGGTTGTTTGCGGTGACTCTGATCAATATGATTTTTTTCCATACTATTCTAATGCTGCAAAAACTATTGGTAACTGGGCACCTAATGCGTCTCAAGTAGCTAATGCTATGGGTCATTTGTTTTATCTAGGTGGTATTAATAACTCTGGATACGGTAGTTCTACAAATGGTCAAGCGTTCTTTATACAACCAGAGCAAACGCAACCTGGCTATCAAAAAGCAAAAGCAAAGATACATGCTGGAACTCCAGGTGCCACTTCGCAATCATGGAATGGTCCTAATGCGTTTGGTGTTGGGTTACCAGGTGGTAGATATGTTGTTACAGTAAGAGCAACTGATGTAGGTGGTGATGGCGCTTTTGTAGAGTGGGATGTACCTGTATACTTGCCATGGTGGAGTACTAGAACAAATACACCTCTGAGGTTGAACCCGTAAAAAATTAAAAAACAAAGTGATTATATATTATGGCTTATCAATTACCAATTAAATATTACAACGCTTTTTGGTTAAAAAAAGTAGTAGGAAGTTCTATAAAATCAACTCAAAGTGATAATGCTTCAACAGTAACAACAGAGGTTGAAGTTGGAGGAAATGAAAATTCAACTGGAACACTCAAAGGTGGTTACATAATACCTACATGGCCTGGTTTACCTTGGGGTGATAAACTATCAAAACCTGATGTTACAAATCCAGATGTGCTAATTCCATACCCTTGTTTTCCTTGGGGAGGAAGAGATTGGAATTCTTATAATCCTATAGGTGGATCTGGGTCTCAATTAGATTTACCCGAATGCGGCGGCAGCTTAGTTAGTGTAAACCCTACTGAAGAACAAGGTAAAGAAAGACAGTGGGCTATTGAGGAAGCTAGAATATTTGGTGGTTACAATAACACCACTGTAGATTTTGGCGTTAAAGCTTACACTGTTGAAGAAGATAATCAACAAACAATTAGAAGCTCTTCGTTAATTTATTCCGGTATATTTAATTCATTAACTGGTGTAAATAATACAAATGTTTTTTCAACAGCAAATCCTATAACTAAAAGTGTAGATCCAGAAAATGGATCTATTCAGAAGCTTTATTCCTATGATACTAACTTAACTATATTTCAAGAAAATAAAGTTAGCAAAGCATTGATAGACAAAGACGCAATATATTCTGCTGAAGGCGTTGGAACACCTGTTTCTTCTACTAAAACGGTTATAGGACAGATTGTTCCTTACGTTGGTGAATTTGGTATAAGCAAAAATCCCGAGTCATGGGCTCAATTTGGTTTTAGACAGTATTTTACAGATAAATATAGAAACGCTGTAATGAGATTATCTAGAGATGGTTTAACTGAAATATCCTCATATGGTATGACTGATTATTTTAGAGATAGGTTTTCCACAATAACTGACCAACCTTTAAGAAGATCTTTATCATTTAGATATTTTGACGAAGGTTTAGTTGCTGAACAATATATAAATACCATTGAAATTTTTGATAGCTCTTGTAGTGCTGATAATATAATAATAGGTTCTTCTATTCAAATAAATAACATACAAGTACCAGGTCTTTTTGTTACTAATGTATCGACAGGTAGTGGCTCTGGCATAAGGGTTGTTTCGGTTTCACTGCCATGGAGACCAGATACATTTGGATTAACATCATACAGTGAAATAGCAAGTGATTATCCAATATCTTTTGTTACATACGTTTATGATGAGCTTTTAGGTGCTTTTGATAACCATAACAATAATTACGTGTTATCTATAAAAGATGGTGTTACGCAACCATGTTCTAGAGTTTCAGAAGGTAGAGAAGTTGGAGACAACTTCGACTATACAAATCAATTTAGAACTTACAACACGTTTAATACAGTTAACTTTGACGAAAGCATAAATGGTTGGGTTAGTTTTTACAGCTACAATCCTACAACGATGGGTAGTTTAAAAAATGAGTTTTATACTGTTAATAATTTCGACTTATATCAACATTATCAAGGAGGCCAACTAAATCATGGTAATTTTTATGGTACACAATATAAATCTTCAATAGAATTTATATTTAATCCTAAGCCATCTATATCTAAAAACTTCCAAACAATAGGATATGAAGGTAGTAATGGTTGGCAAGTAGAATACTTTGTGTCAGATAGTACCGCAGCGTTGTTTAATACTTTTTCAAATACTTACTACCCAGCTCAAGACAAGATAAATAGTATTCCAAGTCTTCAAGAAGGTGAATATATAGATGAAAACACCCAAATGAAGCAATACGCTGGATTTTATTTAAAAGAAAACAAATATGTAGCTAATTTAGTTAATGCTTCACAACCATTCGATGGTGAAGTTGTATTTGGAAATTCAATGAGTGGTATAAAAGGTTTTTACACAACAGTTAAATTAAGTACAGATGATTCTACTCAGCTAGGTGGAGTTAAAGAACTATATTGCGTGTCAAGTAAATTTGTGGTGTCATCACAATAATATTATATGAAATTAAATACAAGACAATTACAACAAAAAGATTTAGATACAATAAGAAAATGGTGGGAAGCTTGGCCTGATTGGGTTGATCCTGGTGAAGGGTTTTTACCTAAAACAGGTTTAGTTGTAACATCAAATGACAAGTTAATAATGGCTTCTTTTGTTTATTTAACCAATGCAGATGTAGCTTTATATGAATGGATTATATCAGACCCAGATTATAGAGAGGACGATAGACAAGAAGCTGTAGAGTTAATGACTAATGAAGCTGAGAAAATGGTTAAAAGCTTAGGATATAAGTTTTTATTTTCTATTTGCAGACATAAGAAACTCGGAGAAACGTATAAAAAATTAGGATGGCACAAAGATGAAGAGCCATCGTTTGAATTTGTAAAACTTATAAAATAAATAAATATGGCATTAGTAACAGCAGCCGTAGTTGGAACAGTAGTAGGAGCGGGTATGGGTATAGCATCCGCTGTAAAAGCTGGTAACGATCAACGTGAGGCAGAGAAAAAACTAAGAGAGCAAGAAGCAATGATAAAAACTCTTGAAGACTCTAGACAAGATGTAATAAACCCTATGGCTGGGTTGACCAATGAAGCTGAGAAAGTAGGTGTTGCTACACAAGCTGCTAAGTTTCAAGCTGAAGAAGCAGATCAAGCTTTAGCAAACACTTTAGACACTATCTTACAAACTGGTGGTGGTGCTGCTGGCGCTACAGCGTTAGCTCAAATGGCTCTTAAGTCTAAACAAGGTATATCAGCTGATATTCAAAAACAAGAAAGACAAAACGCTGTAAACGTAGCTAACTCACAACAAGTGATAAATCAACAAATAGCTGAAGGTGAAAAGTTTGCTTGGCAATATCAAGAAACTAGAGAATTACAAAAACTTAATAGAGCACAAAATTTAGCAGATAAATTTGAAGCTCAAGGTTTTGCTGCTGAACAAGCTAAATGGGCAGCTTACGGTAATATTGCTAGTAGTATAACTGGTGGAGCGGGTAACATTGCTGGTGCTGTTAATACAAATCAATTGCAAGGTCAGTATGATCAATATTTGGCTCAAGCAAACGCGGGTCAAAATGTGTCACCACCAGTAGCAGTTGGTCAAGGTTCAATAGGAGGTTAAAAAAAATAAAATTATGGGCTACGAAAATCCAAGAATACAGATAAACCAAACCAACGCTGAGATTAATAAGCAGGTAAGAAGATTTAACGAAGACTTTAATGAAGAGTTCGATGCTATCAATGCTCAACAAGCTGCTAACATAGAAGCTAATATGGAAATATTGGAAGAACAGCAGAAGAAAAGAGCTATGGGTGACGAAATGTGGTATCAGCAAGTAGAGAAATACAAGCCAAAAGGTGACTACGCTAAAGATACTAAAGCTTTTTTACATAATATGCATAATAAGTATTATGAACTTTTAGGTTGTGAAACTAGTGAATGTAGAGAAGAGTTAGAAAACTTAAAAAATGTGCCTAGACAACTATCTGAAGTTGGTGGAGCTTGGACAAGTATGAATGAAAAATACAATGAAGCTGGCGGTAAAAAACTATTTGCACCTGGGTCATTAAATGCTAGAACACCAAACTATATCATGCAGGTAATGGAAAACGGTGGTACAACTAAAAAAGTTTATAACGAAAAAACTGGTCATGTAGAGTTTGAAGTTTACGACGCTAAAGGTGGTCGTGTAATGGAATTAGACAAAGATGGTAAAAAAACAAGTAACCCATTAATGGTGGATGCTGTTGATTTCACTAAAGGTGCTTTAAGTGGTAATGTAACTGTAAACACCTATGGTGATCCTGCGGGATTAAGAAGAGAGTTTCAGGCTGGTATAGCTAAAGACATGGATTATAATGATTATGTTCAAAAAATTACTGATAACACTGATCAATACAATAAAAAAGGTTATCAAGACTACACAGAGGCTAATAGTTTATATAAGCAAAACCTAGAAGGATCAAATGCTGGGGCTTTAATGGATGATAAAAAACTAATGACTGATAACTATCCCGTTATAATAAATGGTTTATTTGAGCAAGCTAAAGGTGGAGATCAAGCTGCTTTAGCTTCTTTAGAGAAATTAGATCAACAAACAGGAGGTAAGATATTAGGTGGTGATGGCTTAGGTGGTACTAATGATTTAGATTTATCAAGTGGTTTAGCTGTTCAGTCAGCTATAGGTATGTGGGATAACTCTGATATTCAAAGAGAAGCTGCTGATGCTTATTTCAAGCATTATGATGAATCTTCAAACTTGTTAAAACCAGATAGAATAGACAAAACAAATGTTAAGAGTTCAATAACTAATGCCGAGAGAAGAGCTCAAGCAAATTTCAATAAAACTCAAACAAAAGATATAGCTAATCTTAAAGCTGCAAATAATGAAAAAGAGTTTGTTACTAATTTTGATAACATGTTTGCTAATGCTAAATCATCCGACGATATTTACAAAATATTACAAAATGATCTTGGAAATTTCGCAATGAAGAATAGTAACGCTGGTAGTGGTAGTATTCTTGAGTTTACAGGTGATGAACCAAAAGATCGACAATTTGACATAGATGATAATGGGGATGGTACTTTTTCTATAAAATTAAATAAAATTTCTAAAGATCCTAAAACAAATGAAGTTACTACAGGAGATGCAGTAAGAATTTATAATACTGGAAATGCTAATGATATGAGCTCTCTTAGAAGAGACTTTGGTATAAACAATAAAACTTACAAATTACAAGGTGAAGCTCCTAGTGAGCAAGAAGAACAAGCTACTTCCGCTACCCAACAAAACAATCCACTAAATGCTGCTAGTTTTAATAAAAATAATCAACCTAAACCTAAACCAGAGGCTAAAAGTGACTTTATTCCAGATCCAAATGTAAACTACGAAAGTTTACCAATGATGGATAAAAGAAGAGTAGAATATGAAAATTGGAAACAATCACAAGTTCCTGAAGAGCTGCAAGATCCTGTTTCTAAAGTTAAACCTGCTCCTGAAGTTAAACCTGCTCCTGAAGTAAAACCTGAACAAGTAAAAAGTAAGGCACCACAAACAAGTAGGGATTTAAAAGCTGAAAATAAAAAGCAAGAAGATTTAATGAGAAACTCTGAGGTTACTTACGGTGGTAAATCAGGTGATGACACTATTGGTTTAACAGATTATGAAGATTATGATTTTAAATATTACTTAAATAGTGAAAAACAAGTACAAGAAGGAGTTGATAGAAATGGTGAAATGGCTACATATTGGGGAGGTGATCAACCTAAGAAAGGTTTGAAAAAAGATTTAGGTGAAAAAGTTTATGATGGATTATCTGATGGACAACAAGCTATGATGCGAATGCAGCATGTTAATATAGGCTGGGATCCTAGAGTTACTATGCTACTAGCATCTGGAGCAATCAAGCCTAGTGAAAGAGGAGAATATCTTAGAAACTACAAGAAAACAACTACTAAATATAATGATAATAAAGCTAAGTTTAAAAATATAGATGATCAAGCAATGTTTGATCAATGGGTAGATTTATATGCAAATAGTGAACCAAATACAAAAGGATTACAAAAGCAATATAAAAGAAGAGTAGAAGATATGGCTAAAAGTTATGGATTTAAGTTAACAAAAGAACAGCTTGATTTGTTTAAAGTATAAAATAATATGAACGAAGAGTATTTAGAGTTATTATTTTCCGCCTACGGAAACGAAGTAGGTGACGACTACGACGCATTTAAAACTGCTATGAGTAATGAAGACTACTCAAGAATGCTATTTGAAACTCACTCTGAAGAATTAGGTGATGATTATGCGGAGTTTAATAAAGCTGTAGGTATAAATATTGAACCTTATGTTGAACCAGAGGAAGAAGTTTCTATGTCTGGAGAGTATGGGGTAAAAGAGCAAGATGTATTTGGCAGTTCTGAGCCAATAAAACCAGTTATTAGTAAAGATATATCTTACGATGACTTTAATATGAAAGGACAAAATTCAGCTTTTGATAATGCTGAAGAGGATTTAGAAGATAAACTTTCTGCATTATATCCTAATTTAACCTTTGATACTCCTATAATGAACGGTGGTGTGTCTAGTGACATGCTAGATGTAACTAACGAAGACGGGGAAGTTTTTAGTTGGAAAATGAACACTGATTACAACGCTGGTAAAAGAGACTCAGATGGTGAGTATACAGTTGTAGATCCAGAAGATAGAGAGCAAGAAAGTAGAGATAACTATATAAATTTTTTAGAGTTTGCCAATAAGTCTAAATATAAAGATGGTAAGTATAAAAATCCTAATGATATAAGAACTTTAGGCCCAGATTATATGGTTAAAAACGACCAAGGTCAAGATATAGAGATGCAAGTTACCCCTGGTTTGACTCAAAAAGCAATATCTATAATGAAATCAAACCCAGATGTAACATCATTAGATGAAGCTATAGATATAGCTGTTGACACTGAGTTTGGACAAATGAATATAGCTTGGCAAGGGTCTGTTCAAAATAAAAAAGCTAAAGAAAACTTTGAGTTTAAAAACAAAGTTAAATCATTAGCTTCTGATAATAATTTTAATCCTAACATAAGTGGTAGCGCAACTGGACTAGAAGCTAGTTCTGAATTAAATAATACTATTGAAGTATTAGAAGAATTAGGTATGCCTAAAGAAGTTGTTGCTTCTGCTAGAGCTGATGCTGAGAATAATATAGGTTTTTTAGATTACCTAGCTAGTGGAGGATCTTCTAACCCTATGTCTTTTAACGCTGGAGACCCTACATTTACTAGACCTGCTTCTGTAGCTGCTAGAGGAGTTGTTAATTCAAACCAAGAAATAAGAAACAACGTTAGAGCCTGGTTAGATGGTTCACAAACATGGGGAGAAAACACTAATGGACCGCTCGTTTTAAAAGCTTATAATGAGTTTGTTGATCAAAAAAGCAAAGAAGAAGCAGATAACAATATCAAACAAAAAGTAATTGAAGATGGTATAAACCAGGAACAGGTAATAAAAAGACAAGAACAATTATTAAATGCCGAAGGTAATACGTTAAGTAAAGAGCAAGCTCTAGTACAAGCAGAGAAAGATGTAATAGCTTTAACTGTTCAAGATATTAAAACAAAAAAAGCTAAAGAAGATGGTGATAGAGTTTTAAAAGCTGAACTACCTTATTATGAGGGTAAGAGTAAAAGCAAAATAGAAGCATTACAATCTGAATTAGCTGAAATAAACAAATTAGAAGAAGGGCAAGAAAAAGCAATAAAATATAAAGAATATTTAAATAAAGTTAGAGATTTCTTAGATGATGATGAGGTTAATTTATTAAAGCAGGGTGATAAGTTTGTAAGAAAAGACAGACAAGAACAAGCAGATAATTTAAATTCAATTGTTAAAAGTGGTGTTAAAGATTTACTTTTAGAAGCTCCGGACAAGCTAGATGAAAAGTTGTTAGATACAGACACTGAATTGTTAAACCTAGCTAAAGAAATAAAAAGAAAAGGTTTAAGTGAGACTTTAAATGAGGGCAGTGCTTTACAACTAGTAGGAGCTTTAGGTCAAGAGCTTGTAGGAGCTGAAGGTAGTGCCTTTGAAGATTTTAGAAAAATAGAAAAATGGGTTGAAACTGGTGAAATGCCGGATTTATTAACACCATTGCCGGTATCAACTACAGATAGTTATTTAACTAGCCCTTATGGTGATGCTAGTGGTTCAGATCCTTTGGTAAAAAAATATAATGATTTACTTCAATATAGATCTACATTACTTTTAGCTCAAAGTTTAAACGCGGATCCAACTTCTTTTGGTAAAACAGAAAGTGGTGTTGGTAGGTTTTTAGAAGGCGTAGTAGAAGCTACTCCTGAAGCAGTAGGCATGAATAGTGGTTTAACTAATGATAAACAGCGTGAATTAGGTTTTGACATCTTAGAAGACGTCTATGGTATTAAAAAGACGGATAAAGACAAGGCTAATCTATATCAAGTAGAGCACGATCTTTGGAAAAGTTCTGGTAAAATGATACCTGGCTTAATGAGAATGGGAGCTGAGATATACTTAACAACTGTAGCAACTGGTGGCATGGGATTTGGTCCTGCTGTTTTAAGATCTGCTACATTTAGAACTCTACTAAGAGGTGGAGTATCAAGAGGTATGGCTGATAAAATTGCTGCTTACGGAACTGCTGTTATGACAGAATATGTAGGTTTACAAGGTAGTAATGCAATGGAAAGAAGTTTAGATTTTGGACCAGGTATAGAAAATCCAGGATTGTTTGCTCTAACAGCTAGTGCTATAAGATTAACAGGTGCACAAGCTTCTAGCAAGTTTAATGATGCCATTATAGATACTTACAGAACAGGTTCTAATGCACAGAGAAATGCTTTAGAATATTTTTATGCTTTTCCTACTACGGCGTCTACAGAAGCTGGAGCTTTAAAATATACTAATAGTTTAGTTGATAGATCAGTCAAGTCTTTAAGTAGAACTACAATGGCTGCTGGTGGTAAGATAACAGGAGCTGCTGGTGGTGCTTTAACCATAAGCACAGCTGATAATGTTGGTGCAGTATTAGCAGGTGATAAAACTGTTGCTCAAGCCTTGAACGATGTTACCAATCCTGATCATTTAATGGAGTTAGGCGGAGCTTTATTGTTTTTAGGTATGTCTAGACCAGACAAGTATAGTAAACAGACTATAGAAAGATTTAGAACAGAGGTAGATTTAATAAGAGGGAACAATCCACAGTGGAATAAACTTAGAAGATCTCTAGGTATGAAAACTGTTTCTGATAAAAGCGAAGAGTACGAACAAGGTGAAGAAGCTTTTTCTGAAAGAGTTGATTCAGCTTTAGAACTTAAAAAAGAGGAAATAAATAATAGTAACAAATCTGATGCTCAGAAAAATCAAGAAATATCTGCATTAGAATTTAACGCTAATAGATTAAAATTAAAAATACCTTTAGATGTTTTAGCTAAAGATTTGGCAAACCCAGCAGTCATGGGTAGCTATAAAGAATTAGAGCAAGCTGCTTATGCTATATCTACAGGAGGTTTTAATGCTAAGAACTTGTCTGTTATAGAAGCTGCATCTTTTACTAGTGACGGAACGTCTGGTGTTAAAATGTTAGAGTTTTATGGATTAGATGCTGCTCAAGCCCAACAAGTTGTAGATTTTAGTTACTCAATGAGAGATGTAGCTAAAAGACATTTTCAAGGAGATTTAACTAATGCTAATTTTCAAAAATACATAGACGAATCTATAACAGAAAGTAGATTAGAATCTTCTAAGGAAAAAATAAAGAAAAATTATGAAGCTAAACGCATAGATAAAGCTGATTATGAATCTCAAACAGAAGAAATAGATGCTCAACTAGATATTAACTTGAAATCTAAAAAGCGATTACTTGAAGCTGCTAAAGTAGAAAGAGCAGGCAAAGAGTTAGAAAAAATTGAAGAATACAAGAAAGCTGGTTTTGAAATTAAAGAAATGAACGATGCTGAAATGAAGAAATTCATGGAAGATAATGGTGGTAATTTTAGTTCAACTGGTTTTGGTTATCAAGGTGTTGTTAATGGTAAGTCTATAGCTTTAATTAACACGGATGCTACTGCTAGAGAAAATGTTGGTGGAACAGAGGTACATGAAATATGGCATCATCCATTTGAAAGAAGACTAGGTGACGAAGCTATGGCTAAGAAAATAGAGTCTTTAATGAAAGATGAAAATCTAACAGAAGAGCAAGCATCAGCCAAAGTGGACAGCGAAGCTAGGGAATACTTAGATGGTTTTCAAAATGCTTTAGAAAACAGAGGTATATTAGACTTAGTTGACAAAGAAGTATTTTCAAGACCAGGAATACTAAAAGAGCTTGTAGAAATAGACAAAGACGGTAACGTAAGCCTTAAAGATATGTCTAATGTTTCTATACGTGAAATGAAAGAGTTTGTTAATGAGTTTATACAGTTAAATGAAAATGGTGCTTTTAATAATTTAAAATCTGAAGGACAAAGAAAAGCTGCTGAAAAACAAAACACTAAAGATCTTACAGAAAAAGAGTACAACGACGCGTTAAATGATCCTATTAAATTTGTAGACTTTGTCTTGAGTGGTAAGTATAATAGTAAAAATATTAATGATTTTTTAAAGCGTGAAGCAGATGCTTTAGGTATGGAAACTGAAACAACGGGTTTACAAGCATCGGAAAAAATAATATCTAAAGGTAGTAAAGACGCTTCTGAAGTAAACAAAAAAATTGAAACTAAAATTATTGATCAAGGTAGTGGTGGTGTAAGAGTTAGGGATATAAAAGATTCTAAGTTTAAAAAACAAATTACAGATGAATTAACTAAAGCTAATAACACCATGATAGAGGTTAGAGCTAGAAGAGCAGCTAATAATCCTAGAATACAAGCTTTAGAACCTTCTAAAAGAGTTTCTGAAAAAGAATTTCAATCTGCTTTTAATGCTGAGTTTGTTGAAGCTTTAGGTCAGTACAAGCCAGTTGTTGATGGTAAAAGAATACCATTTGGAGCATATATGAATCAACGTTTGACTCAACGATTTAAACAAGCTTTAGACAAAGCTAAGCAAGGTCAATTTGAAGGTCCTGAAGTTAGATTAGAACAACCCACGAAAGAAGGTGAAAGAGGTTTTGATACTGAATCAAAAGATCTTAACCCTGAAGAAGCTATGATAGCTAAAGAGTCAGGTAAAACTGAAACTACTAAAGAAACTAAAACAATAAATCCATTAGAAGCTCCAAATGTAAAACCTAAAGCAAAAGAAATTGAAGATGCTATAGACTTTACAGAGGCAGATGCTGTAGGTATGCGTACAGGTGGTTTTAAAGGAGTAGGTGAAACTTACGGAGGTAAAGCTGCTTCAATAGCTTTTGGAGTTCCTGAAGCTAAAATAATGGATCCAAAGAAAAATCTTACTTATGCTAAGAAGATTAAAGATGGTATTCCAGAACCATCTGAAGCTGGTAATATTCAACAAGCTTTTACTAATAAAAGTAAAGTAGAAACATTTATTAAAAACCTACCTGAGACAAATGTTAGTGACATGCAGACTAATATTGGTTTAGAAAAACTAAATGTATCAAGAGATGTATATGGTTATGGAACTGGTATTAATAATAGAGTATTAAAAACTTTTTATAATAAAACTGGTAAAAGATCTAAAGGTTTGACTAGTCAACCTGCTATATGGGAATTAAAACCAGAGTTTAAAGGTAAAATATCTAATGAGACTATAGCTAAAGTACAAAAAGAATTAGGTATTACAGAAGCTGGTCAATTAAATAAGTATGATAGAAACATTGGTCAATTACTTAAAGGAGTTGCTAAGCTAGAAGGTTATCAAATAGCTAATACAGTTGTAAGAAAAAAGATAGAGGGTATGGATATTAAGTCCGCAACCCCTACAAAACAATTATTAGCAGATTTAAAGGCTGGAGCAAATAGATTTCAGGCGTCAGCAAAAAAGAAAAGCATTCAAGAAAAAAGTGATGAAAGACTAGATAAAAAAGCTCCAGGCACAAAATCAATTCAAAGTCAAATTGGTCAAAAAACAGTTGTTCAAAGAGTTACTAAAGCTATGCTTGGGGACGTGGCTGATGCAGGAGGAAACTTTTTCCTTAAACAAGGAGGTTTCATGGGTTCGTCAGTGTGGAACAATTCTGGTGCATTGTTTGAAGCTGCTTTAAGAAAAGGTTTTCCTTTTGTAGGAAATTATTTAAATAAAATAGAGTCGCTCACTAAAGACTTCATTGTTAAAGAAGAAATGACAGAAGCTAAAGCTAGAAAAAAAGCTGAAGAGGTAATGTCTTTAACTAAAGAAGCTTTAGATTTAGGTTTAACTTTAGAAACTTCTTCATTGCAGAAAGCGATGAAAGAACAAATAAAAAGTAATCCAGAAAAATACAACAAGTATAGTGACAAACAATTAAAGCAATTAGATAAAGCTATTAATGCTCAAGACTATAAAAAGTTAGAGAAAAACTTAACAGAATTATCTGATATAAAAGCAGGTAAAGACTTGTTAATAGATATGTTTAAAGAAATATATGATAAAGATTCTAAAAACTTAGATGTATTATCTTACATGATGTATCATGCTAATTCTAACTCACATCCTATGAGAAACTTTGCTACTGTATTAGGCAAGGAGTTAGGTTTAAAAGGTAGAGGACATGAAGAACACACTCTTCCTTTTGGTGAATTTAGTCAACTAATGTTAGATGCTATAACAGGGAAAAATGTAGATCTACCTGGTTTTAAAAAATGGATTAATGAAAATTACTTTCAAGAAGTAACTAGTAAAGGAGATCCTAATAATGGAATATTTAAAACTAAAGAAATATTAGATCACCCTAGAAGATCAACTGATAAATTAGGCAATGATCTAGAATCTTGGGACTCCGCTAATCAACTTCATCCCGAACTTAAAATACAACTTGCTGAAGCATTAGCTGGTAAAAGAAAATTTAAAGATGTAATATCGGCAGATATAAGAAAATATAATGAGTATTCGTCAGAAAGAGGTTATGTAAATCCTAATAAAATGAATAGACTAGGTGTTACTGACGCTAAAAGATACAACGTTGAGGTTCCTAAAAAGTTACAAAACAATTCTAACATAATAGAAATACAAAATCATTTAATACACCAGCAGCTTATAGGCAAGATGAGTGCTAAAGAAGCTAGAGAAATGATGGATTTAGCTATTAAAGATGCACCTGCTAGGTTAAAAGCTACAAGAGCTGATTATAAAATGTTAAAACAATCTCCTGTACTTAACTTAAGTGAAAAAATGTCTACTAATGATTTGGTTAGAAAAGCTAGAATTATAGACAAGGCACTGGCTAATGCTAGAAAAACGAACAAAAAACCTAAAAAAATTAGAGTATTTGATTTTGATGATACTGTTGGTGTTAGCAAAAATAAAGTATTTGCATTAAGAGAAGGTGTAAAAAAAGTATTAAATGCGGAGGAGTTTGCTAAAGAAGGTTTAGATCTTATAGATGAGGGTTGGGAAATGGACTTTTCTGATTTCAATAAAGTAACTGAAGGTGGTAAAGGTCCATTATTTGACTTGATGAAGACAATGAAAGAAGCTAAAGGTGAAAGAGATATGTTCATACTAACTGCTAGAGCTCCTGAAGCTGCACCTGCAATACACATGTTTTTAAAGGAAATGGGTATTGATATACCTATAGAAAACGTTGTTGGACTAGGTAAATCTACAGGCGAAGCTAAAGCTAATTGGCTAGTTGGTAAAGCTGCAGAAGGATATAATGATTTTTATTTTGCTGACGATGCACCTCAAAATGTTAAAGCAGTTCGTGACGCTTTAGAAGTTCTTGATATTAAATCTCAAGTTCAACAAGCTAGAATGAATGCTAGTGAAAAGCTAAGTGAGGACTTTAATAAAATACTAGAAGAAAAAACAGGTATAGGTGCGGAGAAAGTGTTTTCTGATATTAAAGCTGAAATAAGAGGTAATAAAGCTAGAAAGCAAAAATTCTTTATACCACCATCTGCCGAGGATTTCTTAGGTTTATTATACGCTACATTACCAAAAGGTAAAAAAGGTGAAGCTGCATTAGACTTTTATCAAAAGAATTTATTTGATCCTTACACTAGAGCTACAGATAATTTATCAAGAGATAGAGTGAATTTAATGGATGATTTTAAAGCTCTTAAAAAAGAATTAGATGTTCCAGCAGATCTTAGAAAAGAAACTAAATCAGGTTTTACTAATGAACAAGCTGTAAGAGTTTATATGTGGGGAAAAGAAGGTAAGGATGTTCCTGGATTATCTAAGTCTGATTTTAAAGAACTAAATGACATTATTGAAGGTGATGCTAAATTAAAATCTTTTGCTGATCAAATATTTGAAATAACAAAAGGAGATGGATACAATACCCCGGGTAAGGACTGGGCTGTAGGTACTATAACAACAGATCTTATAGAGGTTCTTAACAAAACTAAAAGAGCTAAGTATCTAGAACCTTGGAAACAGAATGCTGACATTATATTTAGTAAGGAGAACTTAAATAAGCTTGAGGCAGCTTATGGCAAAAAATATAGAGAAGCTATGGAAAACACGCTTTCTCGTATGAAATCTGGTAGTAATAGAACATCAGGTGGTAATAGATTAAGTAATCAAGTTTTGGATTATATAAATAACTCAACTGGTGTCACCATGTTCCTTAACACTAGATCTGCGCTACTACAAACAATATCAGCTGCCAACTTTGTAAACTGGAGTTTTAATAATCCGCTAATGGCTGGTAAAGCTTTTGCTAATCAACCTCAATACTGGAAAGACTTTGTTAAGCTAATGAACTCTGATTATTTAAAAGACAGGCGTAATGGTCTTAAACTTAATATAAATGAATCTGAAATAGCTGATGCTGCTAAAACGTCAAAGAATAAAGCTAAAGCTGCTTTAAATTATATATTAGAAAAAGGTTACTTACCTACTAAATATGCAGATAGTTTTGCTATAGCATCTGGTGGAGCTATGTTTTATAGAAATAGAATAAATGATCTTGTTAAAAAAGGTTTTACTATTAGTGAAGCAGAAACTCAAGCAATGAAAGAGTTTAGACAAGTGTCAGAAAAATCTCAACAGTCTTCTGATCCTAGTAAAATATCTTCTCAACAGTCTGGTGATTTAGGTAGGATAATACTACAGTATGCTAATACACCTATGCAGTATGCTCGTATACAAAAAAGAGCTGTACAAGATATAGTGAACGGAAGAGGAGATATGAAAGCTAATGTTAGTAAAATAATATACTATGGATTTTTACAAAACTTAATATTCAATGCTTTACAACAAGGAGCATTTGCTTTAGGATTTGGAGATGACTTTAGTGATAAAGATAAAGATGATAAGTTAGTTAATACTGTTAACGGTATGTTAGATTCTTCTCTTAGAGGTTTAGGATTAGGCGGTGTATCTCTTCAAGTTCTTAAAAATTTAGGTTTAGATGTTTATAAAAGATCAAAAAGAGATAGACCAGAATATGTAGATTCTTACTATAAGCTGCTTGAATTTTCACCTGCTATAAAAAGTAAGCTATCAAGGTTTAAGTCTGCAGCCTACCCGTTTGATAGTAAAAAACGTAGAGCAGAAGTTTTTGATAAAGGTTTTAGCTTGGACAATCCTGCTTATGAATCGATGGCTAAGGTTGTAACAGCAGTTACTAATGTGCCTTTAGATAGAATGTATTTGAAAATTGATAATTTGAAAAATGCTACAGCAGATGAGACTGAAACTTGGATGGGAGTTGCTAACTTTCTAGGTTGGCCAACATGGCAGCTAGAACCTAAAGAATATAATAAAGCTAATAATGTTAGTGTTAAATCAACAGTTCCAAAAGTTAAAACAAAAAAGGAAAAAATTGATAAATTAAAATCTATGACCTATATACAGCTAAGGAATAAAGCTAAAAAAGAAGGTAAAGAGTATTCAGGTAAGAATAAAAAAGAATTGATAGATATACTAAAGAAAAATATGTAAAATAAGGAACAATAAAATACTGGGCACCATACCCAAAAGTTCCTGTAACCAAAAAAGGGGAGGTCATTACGACTTCCCCTTTTTATATTTAACACCATGGGCAAAATCCGCCCGGACATCCGTCACACATAATTCATATTTTAAAAGTTATACCTATTGACACTATAAAAGCGCCACTTGCTATTGCAAGAGTGTTTGGGTTACTGCCAAAACCTTGGCCATGCCACATCATGTTTGCACCTGACATTGTCATCATGCCAATACCGCTTATAATTGCTAGTTTTTTCATTTTTTTATTTTTATTATAAGATAAACGTTAGAGAACATTATACTTATTAAAATAATAGTTGCATATATTATAGCATCACCTAAATAAGGTTTAACTGCTAAAGTAAACGCAGATAAAGTTACCATTTTAATAAATAAACTTCCGTACATAATACCATAGCCGGCTTTTGCAAACCGACTAGTTAGTATTATTACCATAAATGTTATTACAAGAACCAGTATTGCAGCAACAAATCCGTAAACAGCTGATGCTATCATTTTATTTCACATCCATCTGCACCACAAGCAATTTCTCCAGCAAGATCTGTTTCATCTTCTGTTTCTACAATTTTACTAAGATCAATGTCTTTAAGATGTTTCATTGCCATATCATACTGAACCTTGCTTATATCTTCAAATGGTGCTTGAGTATAAGTTCCGCCATCGTATGGTAATACAGATAATCCATTATAATGATCTCTGTTTTCCCACATCCATTCACCTGCTTTATCCCATTCTTTTTGTTTTAAACTAACAGTAGCAGAAACATTATGAGTATTAGATCCTTTTCTGTGTCCAGGCTTAACCCATTCAGTAGCTACCTTTTTTATACGTTCAAGTAGATCAAATGGTGATTCATGTCTTAGTATAGAATCTTCAGGTGCCTTTTGTGGTATACTAATTACAGCAGTGTCATGAGGTCTAAAAAACTCATCTTCAATTAACTCAGGATGATTAGTAGATAAATACTTATACATAGATTCGTTTTTACCAACTCTAATCCTACGTGTATAATAATCATTATGCCACGCATGAATACCAGATGAAGTTCCTAATGCCAGAGATGTTGTCCCAGCAGGCTTCACGGTCGTGCATCTAGCTGCTGGATTAATACCAATTGCTTTAGCTGTCTTTGTATTCTCTCTTTTTACTATATTTGCAGCGGCCTTCATATCCAACGGCAGCACAGCGGCACTCGCGATTCCTGTCATTGATACACCGATAAGGGCGTCCTTCTCTGTCGTATCTCTCCATACATCTCTTAAATAATGAAAGTCAGTGTAACCAGCTTGTAATGTACCTATAAAGCTTGCTTTTCTAACTCTATCGTTAAAATCTTCTTGTGATTCAATATCACTAGCATTTACTTCACATAGGTTGCAAAACTGAAAAGGTCTTAATGCTATTTCACAACAAGGGTTTGTACCCCAGTCTTTATCATTGTTAAGGTATATACCAGGTTCACCTGATCCTGATAGCTCTACACGTTTCCATAGATCCATAAAAAAGCCTTTAGTTACTTTATGTCTCATAAGAACAGCTGAATTATTAGCTCTACCTCTTTGTGGGTTTGTTTCCCACCAGTTACCTGATTTACAACTAATCATTTCATTGTCTTCAGCAGAGAATAAACTAATTAAAGCAGCTCTACGAATACCACCAGCTAAAACTGAATCAGCTATGTGACAAACAATATCATGAGCCTCAACAGTAGTTAATTTTGTACCGTCATCTTTAGCATCTAATATACCTTTAATCTTTAGTATACACTCTTTTAATGGCTGAGGACCTGGTGCTTTACCACCTGATGTAACTAACTGTGCGCCTTTAGCTCTAATATCTGAGTAGTCAAAGTCTACAGTAGAGCTTCTTTTATCACCCATATAAGACTTCATAAGCACCTTAATTGCGTCAGCCCAACCTTCGATACTATCACCAATTAAAAACCTTCTAGTTCTTTTAGCATAAGGTTGATTAACTGGTTGCATTTTACTTACGTGATGATTTTGTACAGAATATCCAACACCGGTTCCTCCAAGTAGCAAGAACATTGTTTCGTGAAAACTATCAATGTGATCAATTGGTAAATAAGCGCAATTATACACGCGATTAGGGCTAATTTCAATCGGTTTTCCTCCGAATTGAAGTGATCGCATAGAAGGTAGTATCTTTTTGCTATATACGCTTTTATAAGCTTCATCAATTTCATTATGTAATTTAGGGTATTTTTTAATATGCATATTTTTGTTACGAGTAACTAACTCTTCCCAAGTTTCTCTACGATTCAACTCAGGAATAAATTTAGCATACTTCATATACACAGTTATATCACTTAGTATTTTGTTTGATAGCTCCATCTTCTTTTTCTTTTTTAGTTACTTCTTTTTTTAGAAACTCTATCGCTTTTTCATAACCTGGCATAAGCTTTAAAGTTTCTAATGTACCTACAGATAAATCTCTTAGCTGTGTATTTTCATTTATTAATTGCTGTAACACGTTTGTTATAGCTTTTATTTTATTCTGCATCTCTAGCAAAGTACTTTCTTTCATATTTTATAAGTTCTTTATATTTTAAATATCCTTTTTGTTCTATACTCCAATCAATAAACTTTTGTAATTGACGTTCGGCATATTTTCTTCTAGCTAAGTCTTTCTTTTCCCAAGAATTAAGCTCACGGTTTCGTCGCATTCTTTTTGATTTTGTGGTTTATATAGAGTAACGCTATTAAGTCGTTCGCTGACATACTTCTTAAATAGTTTCCAGCGTATAGGAAAAGATTCGTTTGCCCTTCCTTTACACTCAATGATAAATCCCCTTCCTGTAAAATCAGGTGTGTAAGAGATTTTAAGTATTTTTTTGCTTCCACGATCTTTGTACTCGCCTTTTCCGTTTGATTGTCTTTCATAACATTTATTTTTAAAGTCAAATGAAGGGGCAATTTCATACTTAACCCCTTCATATTCAGCCTGTATATCTGCTTCTTTCAAAGCTTTGTACATATACGCTTCTAAACCTGACTTAAATTCTATTCCATCTACAATTTTCTTTTTAGCTTGTACAGGACCTCTCTTTTTACGACGCAACATCTGTTACGTAATAAGGTATACCTTTAGCGTCACTAGGATGTGGTGGTCTAAAAGAATCAGATAAAGGTTTGTTAACACCTAATATATTTTCTTTATCATCTTCTGCTAACTCTTCTTTAGCCGCTTGAATATAAAGAATAGCATCCATAAGCTCTTCTTGCACATCATTAAGATAACCAGCTAAATCTTTATGTTTACCAGTTCTTTCATCGTGTAATGTTCTACCATATTTAGCATAGCCAACATCTGATCTTGTAACGAACTTGTCGCAGACTCTTTCTACAACAGGATCTCTGAATAATATAGTCTTACTTTTCATCTTTAACAAATGTTCCGTTAACCATTTTACCAGTACGTTTAGATATTACTTTGTATGCCGCGTCGATACAGTCCTCAATAGTTGTACCACCGAGATGTGCCATATTAGTTAATACTACAACCATATCGCCTATGGCATCTACAAATTCAGGTTGATCGTCTTTAAGTACAGCGCGACCTAGTTCACCAGCTTCTTCCATTAGCTTACAGAACTGAGTCTTCTTATCGCCTTTAGTATATAAACCTCTTTCACCAGCCCAGTCTCTTATTAATTGAAACCTATTATCTGTTTTCATGTATTCTATTGAACCGTTCAGCTTAGCTCTTTTACCTAAAGTATCATAGTAAGCTTGATATACGTTATTTTTATTAGAATCTGTAAATTTAGCTAAAGCTTTATTGTATACATAAGATCTTTCTGTAGTATACATAGAAGTTTTAACGTTATCCATTATCCATTTAATAGTATCAAGATTTATTTCAAACTCTCCGTGAGATGTTATCCATTTTTTACCTAGTTGATCCATTAGTCTTCCCTTTAATTTAGATACCGGCACTGGAAATGTGCTAGTCTGCTCTGTCGCGTTTATGTGCATTGTATTTGATTTAATTTTATTAATATATAGATCTTTATATTTTTGTCTGTCAACTCTATAGCCATGAGACAATTGAAGTTCTAACTCGCGGTCAGATATATAATCAATATCTGTACTTTGTTCTAGAACTTCTACTTCGTCTAAGCTGTAACCTTGTTGGTCTACGACTCTAGATATAAGATCACGTGTAACACCTATTTTTTTACCCGGTATATGGTATAAATAATAATTAATTTTATCCATATTGTCTAGCTCTTGATGTTAATGTGTTTCTCTCTGGTATTTGATCATCGTATAAATGTAAGTTGTGTGCAAAATGGTAGTATGTACCTATCTCATATCCTGTTCTCTCTGATACTAGTTCTTGTAGTTTACTGAAACAATATTGATCAATACAGAAACCAAACCATAGATCATTAGATCGCATCGTAACGCACATATTTAATTTGTTATTAACAACTGTAAACTGTATTGCGTATGTACAAGGCGTATCATATTTATAATTAGATATTTCTTTACCATCATAAATAGATATTGCAGCTTGTCTAGTGTTAGGATTATTTTTTAACATAGCTACAACCTTATCTAGTTGCCAACCTCGCTCCCATTGAGCACCGTAATTAGAATTAACCTTACCATTTTCATCAGCCATCTTTTGCCATATCTTAGGTATCTTACCATATATACTACCAAGAGTATCTATTGTAGGTTCACCAGATAAATACCATTGCCATTCAGCTTCAGCATATTTTAAATTAAACTCTCTAGTTTCGTTTGTTATAACGCGGTCTGTAGGGTTTAATATAGTAAAGCCTTGGTTAAACATAGCTATTGTGTTGTCAAACTTTTGACCGTCATATGGTATTGTACCATAATAAAAGCTAAAAGCTTCGTCTGCATTTTTAAATTTATAATCTATCATATGTTTATTATCCCTTACCTTTCGTATTTAATTTGTAATAATATCTATACATTTCAAATAGCTTAGGTAGTATTTCATGTTTTTTATATTCGCCTGGGCTAATCATTTCCTTGTTATTAGCTACAATCCTTATTTTCCATTGTTGATTTTTAAAACCTTCAACAGCTGCTAGCATGCCTATTTTTATTCCGTGGTTTATACACCAGCTATATGCAGCATCATCTTCTTTAGTTCTCTTATATGGATCAGGTTGTATACACTTATCAACTAGTCCCAAGGCATTTTCTCATCTAAGTCAGGCATTTCATGCGGAACAAAGCAACCAGACTTTGGTTCCCAAGTAAAATGGGCTTCAGCTCCGTTCTCACCTAAGTTTTGAAACTTGCATTTCAATACCTTAACTTTTGTGGTTTTGTTTTCGTAGTTTCTATGAACTAACAAGCCGTGGTAACTAGCATCATACCATTCACCACCACCTTTTATATTATACATCGTTGGCTCTTCAATCTTACCATCTTGTGTCTTATACATTTTAGTAGGATGTGCAACTATAAATACTAACACATCATACTTCTTAGCAAACGTTTCGATCTTAGTTAGATATTCCATTGTGTAACGATTAATGTCCTCTGTCTTACAATCAATGTCTCTAACCTTATTAAATGGATCTATAACTAGACATTTAATACCTTTACGTTTAACTAGCTCAGCTCCTTTACGCAGTACAGATTCTAAAGTATAACGTTCCATATCAATAAAGAAAAAGTTATCATTAACATGATTAGCTACTTGATTCCATTTGTCTCCACCAATATGGCCTTTATTAGGCATGTCACCCCATACTTTACGCATAAGCTTATGTGCATGTAAGAACGTAGGAGCATTTTCAGGAGATGCAAACGCAGTCTTCCATTTATATTCTCTATTGTAGCCTACAACCATTTGATCTACAAAATCTGATTTACCTGAACTAGGTATACCTGTTACAGTTATAAACTGTTTAGTGTACGTAGAAAAGATGTTGTCAAAATTAGGTAAACCAACTTGAAAACCACGTTTAAAACCATTACGAACAAAGTCTGTAACTTCATCTTCAATATCTTTAAACGTTGTAACGTTTTCTAATGGAACAGGTCTTGCATCTAAGACCCTAGACTTGAGCTCTGATGCATTATATTTAATTAGATATTCATTTGCATCTTTGCAATCATCAAATGATGCTAGATAACAAACCTCAGCACCAAGACGTCTTACAAGCTCTGATTGTAATGCTAAACCTGGTGGATCATTATCTACTGCAATGATTATCTTTTCTTTGTCTGTAAAGTAATCAATACAATTATCTAAGTAATCTAAGTTATTGCTATTTAATGTAGCACCATTTGGAACTGATATAGCATTTGTTACACCTGCTTCATGTAAAGCTAACACATCCATTTCGCCTTCAACTATAATACATGTATCATGTCCTACAGTATTATCTATATTGTAAAATACTTTTTCAGCTCCTTTATATAGCTTAAAGTTCTTACGTCCATCTCTATATTTAACATTTGTAAGTATTCCACCTACAAAATAATTAAATTGAATAGTATTCTCGGGTTTACCGGTCTGTGGCATAAACTCTTTTCCAACACTTACTTCAACATCTTTTAATGTTTGTTCAGATATACCTCTTGTTTTAAACCACTCTACAATCTTATTGTCTAAGTTTCCAACAGTAGTTTTTTCAGGTACTACATAATCACGTTCAGCTTTGCCTTTACGTTTAAATGTATGTAGTTGAAAAGTTTTATCACAGTTATGGCAAGTACCGATACCACGACCCCAGTCATAAGAAGAGCATTTAGCTTTCTTGTTCTCAGGTTTCCTAGAAGATGAACACAGGGGACAAATCCCCTGCGTTTTACCTACTTCTAAGCCGTGCTGATTAAAAGTTTCAATTAAGAAACCATTTATTTCTTTATCTTCGACTTGCATTTATTTTATTTAATTAAAATGGTAGATCTGGATCAGCAGCTACTGCTTGTGGTTTATTGTTCTGTGGCTGTTGCTGTTGACCTCCGCCTTCGTAAGGTATTTTTTCAGGAAATGTTCCGTTAGTCCATAAGACTTTTACATTGCCTAAATATGTCTTAGCTACCTTAGCTTCTCTTTCTTCTTTCGATTGCTCTACACATACAGGGCCTTGATTTCCAAACTGATCTGGTTCATCATTTACTGTAATCGTAATAGGTAGGTATTTACCTTTCTTGCCTTCGATTATTTTTGATTTATCAATTGCATTTAAATTGATACTTGCTTTTATTATTCCTGCCATATTATAGGGTTTTATTTATAAAATAATTGTTAGGATCGAAATCCTTGTTATTAAAGAACAGATCGTATATTTCAGATGCTTTTTCAACCTTTTCAAAACCTGTTTTGTAAAAGTTATCTGAGCAATCATATATACCAATTTGTCCTGTGTTCTTATCTATAGCCATAAATAACATATCATAGCCAAATAAGTTCTTATATACATAAGCTTGTGAATCGTAATTATATTTTTTAGCCGACCAATGGAACTTTTCCAAGTCTGCAGTAGTCTTTAAATCAATAACTAATTTTTCACTGTGGTTAACAATATCAGCTTTACCTTTCCACCAATTACCTGCTAATTCACAGACACCGGGAACTTCAAACTCATTACCTTCAGCATGTATAAAATCACGACAAACCTTATTGTTCATCATTTTTTCTACTAACGCTTCAACTTTGTCAACCTCATGTTGTAATAAACAAACTTCTCCGTTTGTTATTTCTTTGTAAGCTTTAGTATTACGCGAGGTAGCTTCCACAATCTTAAAATTCTTGATTTTGTCTGGTTCAAGAATAGCAGTATGGAAGTAACCTCCTATAAGAAAGTGAGGAGCTGATTCAGATGGCTTTTTAAAATCAAGTGGACTTGTCATCAGTGTTCTTATATCTGAGTTAGATATAAACTGCCTTCCAAACTCACCGTAATAATCATCATCGTTCTTCAGCCTCTCTAGTATTTCTTTTTTATTTTTCATAATGTAGCTAATTCTTTCTCTTGATCTTTTGTTAATTTATATTTAGATTTAATAGCATCTAACTTACCACCACTTTTAACATACTCTTTAGCTTTAATTAGCTGAGCTGTTGATATAGCTTTTTGTGTGATAGTTTCTTTATTATGTGTATTCGTAGCATCTGAATCTTGAGTGTCATCTATCAAGAACAAATTGCCAAGTGCATATTTTTTACCGTATGAACTTGCAGAACCGTATCTTTGAGGCATTTGCATTCCTTTTTGATCAGTATCAACTCCTACAATAGCTGTAGCTTTTATAGTGTCCTTACCGTCTGATATAGTTGCTACTGTTTTAATAACAGGTAAATCACAACTACCAGGTTTCATTGTAAGTAACTCTTCATCTATAGTTATTGTAACTTTTAACTCTTTCAAAAAAGGTTTTGTTGCTTCTAGGATGTCTTCGGCAGATCGGAAATAATACTTACCGAATGAGTTAAATCTACTTTTCTTTGATTTAAACTCAGATTGAATTTTAGATAATTTTTCGTTAATTGTCATATTTATATAATTACATATTTATTTATTGTTTTACATGAGTAACTTACAGGAAGTCAACCACTTGCGAGTGATCTACATTCTCTATAAGTTTGTCTACAGCTTGCTTTTTTAACTCTGAAACCCGCACATAAGAGGATATACCTTTTATATCTAGTTTTTCTGCTATTTGTTTAGCTGACCACTTAGGACCATCAAGTCCATAACTTTTACTAAGAGTAAAAACTTCGTTCCACTCTAGGTGTTTTGTTAATAAACTCATAATATAGGTGTTTAACATTTCTTCGTTATAAGGATCTGACTGATCAGGTATTTGATAAATCATATCTTCGTCGTCATATGGTTTTTTGTCTATACTTAAAAACATAGAATTAAAAAACATAGCAACCATTTTTTTATCTTTACCTCCATCTTTGCGTATTTCATTTAGCTTGTGTTCTGGTATCCTCATTTGAGCTCTGTTTTTGTCTATTTCTCTTCTTATACCTCCACGTATGCGTTTAGCAAAAAAAGATTTTAATGATTTCAACTTGTCTTCTGATTCTAATAACTTATCTCTATCAAGCTTACCTACAGCTTTACAAAGTTGCATGCTACCTTCTTGTAATAAATCCATGATAGACATAACACCTGAAGCTTCTTGAGCTGTTGAAAATTTTCTAGCTACATTTTCCACTAAAGGTAAAAATATTAATTTAAGCTCTTCATCAGTGTAATCTACATAGTCTCTTACAGGTATTATAGCTAAAGCTCTTTTAATATCTTCTTTATACCTTATATAGTTTTTTACATTATATTTTTTCATAAGCTTTTATTTAATAAATCTTTTTCATTTTTTAATTCTGAACTCATATTTCTATGTATTGTTCTACTTGAACAGTTTAATAAACCGGCTATGCGGCCTATAGTTATTTTTTTACCCGTGTCGTTTAATTCTAACATACATTGATAAATTTTTTCTTCATCCATACTTTTTCTACCTATTAATTGGCCTACAATACTTAGTTTTTGTTTTTTATCTAGTCCTGTACCATCTTTAAAAACCACTTTACGTAATTTATTTTTAGGTGGTTGTTCTAGATCTTGCATATAAACATCTTTTACAACTTTATGTAATAGTTTTTTAGGTACTTTAAAAGTAACAAAACCATTTTTTTTATAACAAATAACCTCAGACAGTTGTTTGAATCTTTTTAAATCCATATCAGGATTCAAATACCAAAGAGTTAATAAATGCCATTTTAAAGATCTTAAAGTGTTTATTTTAGCATCACTATTAAATAGACTATAATACCCGTGAGTACCATCAGCATAATACCAACCCCACTCATATTCTTGAGTAGGTAAGTCTTCTGAATACTTCCTATACACGATACGGTTATCATTTAAATATTTCATAGCTCTATATGACATTAGCCTGTTACTATTAATCTTTATATCTTATGTCACACAATGTTTCGTAAAACATTTGCTCATTTGCATCTAAGTTGTATTTTTCTATAATATCCTCTAATGTAGCATGATCATAATACTGCATATAAGTTCTTTTACTTCCTCCCATTTTTCATTAATTGTATTTTGTTTTTATATTTTAATAATTGTTTTCTTTTTTCTAAATTAACAAGACCAGTGTCCATTGCTTCTTGAAATATTTCGTTTTGTAATTCTGCCATACGTTGTGAAACATATCTTTTATGAGACAAACACCGGCGCTTTTTTATAAACTCTTTCATTTTTATTTGCTATATTATGTTTTTCTCCTATATAATAATTCCAATAAGCTTTTACGCTACATTCGTCTTTATATTCATCAGGCATACACTGAGGTGGTTGTTCAAATACACCATCAGGCATACCTACAGGGTATCTGTATAATGGTAAGAAACATTTACTTATTGATAAATGTATTTTACCATACCTAGCTGTATATTCATCACCCAACGCTATCATATGATTAAATAACCATCTGTAATGATTTTTATTTTGTCTAGTCCATATTGTAGACGGGTGATTGTAATGAGCTTTTTTATATGGTACATCTGTGTTTTCATCATAATGATGATGTGCCGTACAAAGCATTTGAGCTGATTCTAAGATCATTTTTACAACATGTTTGTTATATTGTACCTCAGCAGCTTTATAAGGGTCTTTATGTAAATAAAATATATTCATACCTACAAAAGCCCGCACCTTGTGAGTGCGAGCTAGTATTATTTTTCCCAACTATATTTAGTTTTATCTCTTATTTTATTTAGCTTATCAATTAGTTTGTAAGCCACGTCTTCGCTGATCTCATCAGCATAGAACATATCGTATATTAATCTTCTCATAAATCTTCTTCTAAACAATCACCGCATATATCGCAGAAATCGTAGTCTTCTTGGTTCATAATTTTACTACACATCTCACACGTAGGCTTGCCCCACGATTCAGTAGAGGCAAGACCTGAATAGTTGCAGTTATTATTCATAATATTGTGCATTTTCTTCCCAGCAATCACTACAGCAAGAGTCGTGACCGCTAGTTGTTAATGATTTGTTACACATATCGCATTTATTCATAATTTCTTATCGCTTTATAGTGTGGGTGTCTGTAACTACCTGCTTTAGTTCGTTCGAAGTATGTAAATGTAGCATACTGACCGATGTAGTCGTGTATATTTTCTAGCATATTAGCTAAGTCTTTGTAATTGTAGCCTTTACCTGGAGGACAGCCAAACTCATTACCTTCATAATCTTGCATAATAAATTTACCAAGTGTACCTTCACGTTTACCTTTACCTATTTCATAGCCAATAATTGTAGCTTCTGCATCGTGAAAGTCTTTAAACTTCATAAGATCCCATGATCTTGTACCTTTGTACTTGCCTTCAAACGATCTGTATATAGAGCCTTCGTAACCTAGTTTAAGGTTTTTAGCATGTATTTTTTGTGCGTCGTCAAAATCTAGAGCTACTTGAGTATCACTTATACATAAACAACTGCTAGTTCTAAACATAGCTGAATTTTTAAGTGAGTTTACAAAATTCATACGCCAAGTGTAAGTAGCATGAGGAAAGCTAGCTACATCATATATATGATATTGTACTAGTTCTGCAGCTTCT